CTCTAAAGCTCAACAGCTTAACAATCTAGTTTCAGAAAACATTGCTCGTATCCGTCGTAGCTATGGCGTACACACTGCTGAACGTAATCCCAAGTACATGGAGTTACTCATGGTGCGTGAAAGCCTGGGTAAATGGATGCGTGAAAACCAGCATCTTATGGAAAGCGAGATGGGCAAGAGCGAAGCGATACTCGCAGCCAAAGACATGGTTGACAGCATCCAGGACATGGTTGAAAAAGTCAGCAAGATGCAGGTAGAACAACTACCAGCTCTTATTGATACCATCCGTGACCAAATTGGCATGCAAGAAGCCGATCAGTTCAAGTCAGCCATGGGCGACCTACTACAAAGTATCAGTCAAGAGCTAGCCACTGCTCGTGAAACTGCTGATTCTTCAGCTCGTCAACTAGCCGGCGAAGAAGGTGCAGGCATGATGGGCGGTGCGGGCATGCCCGGCAGTGGTTTAGATATGCCTTCTGCTGCTCCTACACTAGGTGAACCCAGTGACCTAGACACTGATATGGCACCCGACGAGTTTGCAGCCACCGACGCTGCTGCTGGCGGCACAGAACCCATTGGCAGAGAAAAGCGTTAATGAGAGCACATGAGTTTATGGTTGAGGATATCACACCCTCAACCAATAACTTAATCAACACGCTGGAAACACTAAGAGGCGAAACTGATCAAATTCGTGTAGACAGTCTGGTCAACTTGGTTAGAAAGAAACCAGGCAGTGAGATGTTTAACGTGGATCTGTTGTTGGACGCTCAAAAGGATAATCCAGCTGTGCAGAATTTGATTAAGAGCATCGGCACAGATGATTTCGGCGTGCGTTATGTGCACTTGCATCCAATAGACCCTGACGATGAAGAGCCCATTGACATAACTAGTCCCGACCGTGATCGTGATGAGCCTGGCGCCAATCCACAGGCTACAGTGGCATCTATGGCCAAAAGAGCTGCGAAAAAGCGTACATAACTGTTGCAACTTAGGTCCTAGTATGCTATTATAGTCAATAGTATGCTAAACAATAAATTTAACTATCACTCAATAAACCGACAAAGTATAGATGGAGTACGCTATTATGTTACTCCAAATGGTGATCGAGTTCCTTCGGTTACTACCATACTTGATCGCACTAAACCTGCAGAATCACGTCAAGCTCTGGCTGAATGGCGTCGTAGAGTAGGCGAGCAGCAAGCACAGGCTATTACCACAGAAGCGGCTGGACGTGGCACAAGAATGCACAAATGGCTGGAAACTTATGTGCAAACTGGTCTAGCAGGCACTCCTGGATCACATCCAGAAAGCCAACGCAGTCATCGAATGGCAATGAAGATCATTGAATCTGGTCTTTGTAATGTGTCTGAAGTATGGGGCAATGAAGTTCCACTGTATTTTCCAGAACTGTATGCTGGTACCACAGACTGTGTAGGCGTGCACAATGGTGAACAAGCTATTCTGGATTTTAAACAAAGCAACAAGCCCAAGCGCAGAGAATGGGTTGATGATTATTTTCTACAAGTCACAGCTTATGCACTGGCACACAATGAAGTTTATGGCACCAACATACGCAAAGGTGTGATCATGATGTGTGTAAAGCCTGCCGACAATGCTGAACCAGAGTACCAAGAATTTGTCTTAGAACCCCAAGACTTTGATCATTGGACTCAACGTTGGTGTGATCGAGTCAGCGAGTACTATCGCCTACGGTAAATACTCAATAGGGGACAGGATCACATGGCTGTATTACAGATAAGTCAAATTCAAGTACGCAAAGGTCTATTACAGGACCTAGGACAGCTAGCCGGCGGCGAATTTGGATGGGCTGTTGACAAACTAAGATTATTCATCGGTAATGGTAATTTAGATGAAGGCAGTCCCTATATTGGTAACACTGAAATACTTACAGAACACAGCCTTCGTACCAATGGTTTAGCCACATTTACTTATAGATTTCGCGGCCTATTAGGCGGTTATGATGCACAAAGTGGACCTACTGTGCTCAGTCCTATTTTACGCAGTCTACAAGACAAGTTAGACGACTTTATCAATGTAAAAGACTTTGGTGCTGTAGGTGACGGCTTCACTGACGATCTAGATGCCATACAACGTGCTATTGATGAAGTTTACAATAGATTGGGTGCTTTCACTAATTATCCTACCAGACGACATGTAAATTTTTATCCTGGTGTTTACGTGGTCTATGGAGAACTGCGTTTACCGCCATTTACTTATTTGAATGGTATCGGTGAAGGTGCTGTTATTATCAGGCAAATGAGCCCAGCTTCTACGTGCTTGATTAAAAGCACAACCAGTACCGGTATCTTTGATGAGCGTATTAATAGCAACGGCATGGCACCTGGTCCTATTGCCATTAATAATATTACGTTTGAAAACACCTTTGATCGAGACATTGCACTGTTTGAAAGTGCTAGTGATGTAAGTTTGTTTAGGTGTCGATTCATTGGTAACTTAACTACACCAACCACTAGTTCTATCAGCAATGGTGTAGCGTTCAAAAGTACATACCTGGCTGCTAAATCCATTAGAGTAGTTGAATGTGACTTTTCAGGATCTAGCACCAACTTATTATTGAGCAGTAACATTGGACTCAGTGATGTAAGTGTTACACGCTGTACTTTTAGTAATAGTTATTATGGCGTGTTTTTCACTACATTCACAGCCGCTCCACCCCATACTAGTACCAGAATCACCGACAGTGTATTTGACAGAATAGCCAAGGAAGGCATCAGAGTTGAACCTCATCTCAAAGGTGTGCTGACTAGCACCAATACATTTTTAAATGTTGGTCGTGGACAATTAGCCACTGCTAATCCCATAAGTTCGGTAATTACCTTTAGTGGCAATGCTAGTCACAGCATTGCCGATGTATTTTTCAGAAATGACAAGGATGATTATTACTTTCCCACAGTGTTTCATGGTGCCACTGAAATTATCAGTACCGACCCAAACAGTCAGATCAAATTTGGTAATTCGCATCAAACCATTGGACGCAGTATCACAGTAACCAACAATACCAGTGCCAATGTTGCACTAAGTCCAAGATTTAGGCAGGGTCGTGTATTTTACAGTGTACAGCGTAATAATAAATTCCGTGTTGGTCAAATTAAATTTGCGGTTGATCCTGGTAGCAATAGTTGCGAATGGCGTGAAAGTTATACCGAAAAAGACGGTGTTGGAGTTATCACCAACATGCGCTATGAAGTAGTTGATGGATTGGTTAGGCCAGTGGTGGAATTCAGAGCTGACGATCGGGGTACAGCCAGTGTAATAACTTATGATGTTAAAAGTGATTTCAATCCAGCTTATCTCAACGCTTTGCCTGAGGCTACATATCCTCCACCTACTACTGCACCTCCACCATTGGCCAATATTGATTTATATTTTAGTCCTGCCAATGTCAATGTTAATATTGCATTTAGTACTAATAGTATAAGCACACTAGGTAATACTTATTTGTTTGCTGCCAATGGTACTCCAATGGCATTTTACCCTGTGATCATGTCAGTGAACACAGCGCCAGCGAGCAGTAATGTCTTTATTAGTCCTGTGTCGTTTAATATTATGAGTGGCGAACAACGTGAGGTATTTTTCCCAATTAGATTTGAGTCGCCGGCCAATGACACAACCAGTACAGAATTTGTATATACCATAGATGCTGTCAGTGGCACAGAGAAAGCTACATTTACCTATACACAAAATAGAATTACTAGTACAACCACTACCACAACTACAGCAGCTCCTGGTACAACCACTACTACAACTACTATCGCTGGTACAACCACTACAACGACTACGGCAGCTCCTGGCACAACCACTACAACGACTACGGCAGCTCCTGGCACAACTACTACCACAACTACAACCCTCAGCGCGAATCCGTATGCTAGTAATCTAAGTTTTGGTCAAATTGACACAGGCACAGTAGATGGCGGTGGTGCTCCAATTTATGCTCAAGGATATAAATTTGTTGATATCAGCAATGTTACCAGAGTAGTAATTAATAGCAAATCGGAGCCTAGCTTAACCAATGATCCTTACGATACTTGGTCATCCACAGTAGAAACCATCTACGACTCAAATGTAGATGCTCCGTTACCAGCCAGTGGACAGATTAGAACTTTTTCAGGTGCACACTCTGGTGAAGCGTCGTTCACAGGTGGTACTGGCAAAGTGGGATACAGGATAACTGTTTACCATACCACTAATCCCACATGGACTTCATCGGCGACTAGTAGTCCCACTGATTACATTAGACTTGGTGGAACGTTTGGAGGCGGATCATAATGATAACAGGACCTACATTTTTCTATGCCAATGGCACTCCATTTACCGGCAACATGCAGGTATTTTTCAGCAACGATTGTTACCCATTAACTGGTAATGTTATTGTGGGGCACGACGTCATAACTACAACTACCACTACTAATCCAGCACCTTAAAACTCAACTATATGTGGAATCTTAGACCCGAAGAAAGACTTCGCGAGTGGCGTAGCTTCCGCCGCGAAATCGGCCAACTACCCGTGGAGTCAGCTATTCAACAAACTGTACAGTTATGGAGTTATGCTCCATATGTAACGCATTATTTGTGTGCAGACCTGGTAGAAGATTGGCCAGAACCCTGGACTTTGGTGCACGAAAACTACTATTGTGATCTTGCAAAAGCTCTAGGAATGCTGTATACTCTGTATCTCTGCGACCATTGGAATAACAGTATAGATAATTTAGAAATCAGAATATATAAAGACACTGATCAGCATGATATCCTAAATACCGTTTGGGTAAACCAGGGAAAATATATACTTAATTTCCAGTTCAATGCTGTCGTAAATAAAATTCTCGTCGACGAAAAATATAAACTAAAGCACAGATATACCGTCAAGGATTTGAAGCTTGACCTTTACTGAACCTAAGGAATCGAAGTGACTCATGAAATTTATGTGATTAAACGCAATGGGGTACGTGTACCTCTAGACATTAGCAAAATACAAAGACAGGTAAGCAATGCCTGCAAGGGAATAGATGGTGTTAGCCCAAGTATGATTGAAATCAAAGCGCAGCTGGAATTTCATGACGGCATGACCACTAGTACCATAGATGCATTGCTGTTACAGGCCATGGTTGGTCTAATAGATGAAACAGAAAATCCTGAAATCAACAATGTTAATTATCAATACGTAGCAGGGCGGCAACGTCTTAGCATGTTACGCAAAGAAGTGTACGGAGAGTATGATCCACCCCGACTTTACGAGATTGTAAAGAAGAACGTAGATGCCGGAATGTATACCCCGGAATTGCTAGAGTGGTATACCCAAGATGAATGGAATATTATTGATTTATTTGTTGATCATCATAAAGATGAAAACTATACATTTGCTGCAATCGCACAGCTTTGTGAAAAATATCTAGTACAAAATCGTGCTACCGGACAAGTATACGAAACACCACAAGTTCGCTATGCTGTTGCAGCCGCTACAGCATTTCATGCTGAACCACGAGATCGAAGGTTAAAATATGTCAAAGATTACTACGAGTGCGCCAGCGATGGCCATTTCACTCTTGCCACCCCTGTGCTTGCTGGTCTTGGCACTACTACTAAACAGTTCAGTAGTTGCGTTCTTATCAGTAGTGATGATACCCTTGATAGCATATTTGCAGCCGGAGAAATGATGGCCAAGTATGCCAGCAAACGTGCTGGCATAGGATTGGAAATTGGTCGTATCCGACCACTTGGTGCTCCCATTCGCAATGGTGAAATTAAACACACAGGACTGGTACCATTTATGAAGAAATGGTTTTCGGATCTACGCTCCTGCAGTCAAGGTGGCATACGTAATGCATCGTGTACAGTAACATTTCCTATCTGGCATGCACAGTTCGAAGACCTTATTGTGTTGAAAAACAATCAAGGCACAGAAGAAACTCGTGTTAGACAAATGGATTACTCAGTGGTGATCAATGCCATGTTTTGGCGTCGATTTAAGAATGGTGAAAACATTACCTTGTTTGATCCGCACGAAGTTCCTGATTTGTATGAAGCCTTTTATCGTAACACAGCGGAATTTGAGAGGTTGTATACCAAGTATGAGCACGATGCGACAAAAAAGAAGAAGGTACTACCAGCGGACGAGATCTTTAAGAATGGCATTCTTAAGGAACGCACTGACACTGGTCGTATCTACCTTGTGTTCGTTGACAACGTTCAGCGTCAAGGTCCGTTTGACACAGAGCTTGATCCAGTATATCAATCAAATCTTTGCCAAGAGATACTATTACCCACGAGACCTTTCCAGAGGATTGAAGATGCTGAGGGAAGAATCGCTCTTTGTACTCTTGGCAGCATAAACTGGGGAGCGTTTCGCAATCCACAGGACATGCGTCGTGCTTGCCGAGTTCTGGTACGCAGCCTAAGCAATTTATTAAACTATCAAGACTTCCTGAGCATTCAAAGTGAACTGGCTAATCAGGACTTTGAACCGCTTGGGGTGGGCATCACTAACCTAGCATATTGGCATGCCCGTAAGGGACTCAAGTACGGCGAACCAACAGCTTTGGCAGAAGTCAAGCGTTGGATGGAGCATCAGGCCTATTACCTAACCGAATCGAGTGTAGAATTGGCTGAACAGCGCGGTGCTTGCAGTAAGTCGGCGCAGACCTATTACGGTAGGGGCATATTCCCTTGGGAGCGTCGCGCCCAGGCAGTTAATGAGCTCACAGACTTCGGTCCAAGTCTTGACTGGGAACCATTGAGAACTAGAATGAAACAATCGGGTATACGCAATGCAACTTTGATGGCCGTTGCCCCTGTTGAATCTAGTTCAGTTGTGTTAAACTCTACCAATGGCATTGAAATGCCAATGGAGTTGATTTCGGTGAAAGAATCAAAGGCAGGATCATTTGTACAGGTAGTACCTGAGTATCGCAGATTGAAAACACGTTATCAACTAATGTGGGATCAGGCTGACTGTGTTGACTATCTCAAAACAGCAGCAGTGATTGCAGCCTATGTGGATCAAAGTTTGAGTACCAACACCTTTTACAATCCGGCCTATTACGCAAATAACAAAGTACCAGCCACTGTGATTGCAGGCAATCTCATGCGAGCACATCGTTGGGGTTTGAAAACAATCTATTATAGCTTGATCAATAAAGTGGGTGCCAAGAGTGCACTGACCACTACTACCATGGCACCAGTTCATCAATTGGTAACCATGGACACACCTACAGAGGAGGAGGCCTGCGAGGCCTGTGTTTTATGAGTATAGCACAATATAATCTGAGTAAACGTACCAATTATCTACAACGTCATATGTTTTTGGACCCAGAAGGTCCAGTTACAGTGCAACGGTTTGAGGAAGTAAAATATCCTAAAATTGCCCGGTATGAAGAAACTGCTCGTGGCTTTTTCTGGGTTCCAGAAGAAGTTACATTAACCAAAGACAAGATTGACTTCAAAGAGGCCACTGACGCAGTCAAGCACATCTTTACCAGCAACTTACTGCGTCAAACTGCCTTGGACAGTATTCAAGGCCGAGCACCAGCACAGGTATTTGGACCTGTGATTTCAGTTCCCGAAGTTGAAGCCTTGGTTAATAATTGGAGTTTCTTTGAGACCAATATTCACAGCAAAAGTTACAGTCATATCATTAGAAATGTGTATGGTGTGCCCAAAGAAGAATTCAACAAAATACATGACACCGCTGAGATTGTAAGTATGGCTGCCAACATTGGCCGCTACTATGATCAATTGCATCGATTGAATTCTCTCAAAGAGCTAGATCCTAACTCAGTAACTGAGCAAGAGCACATTGATGCTATTTGGTTGGCTTTAAATGCCAGTTATGCTCTTGAAGCATTGAGATTTATGGTAAGTTTTGCTACCAGTCTAGCCATGGTAGAAAATCGTATATTCATTGGCAATGGTAATATTATTGCTCTTATTTTACAAGATGAAATACTACACGCTGAATGGACTGCTTATATTATCAATCAGGTACAGCGAGATGATCCTAGATTTGCCGCAGCAGCACAGCGTAATCGTCAAGAAGTCTATAACATGTACGTTGAAGTTATTGCCGAAGAAAAAGCCTGGGCTGATTATTTGTTTAAACGTGGCGTAGTTATTGGCTTAAACAGTCAAATACTCAAAGACTTTGTTGACTACACAGCTTTTACAAGACTCAAGGAAATTGGCATTAAATATACTGAAGACCATCCTAAAACTACACCGATTCCCTGGTTTAACAAACATGTTAACATCAACAAAAAGCAAACTGCTTTACAGGAATCAGAATCAACAAATTATGTTATTGGGGTGATGTCAGACACAATAGAGCGTGAGTTACTGCCTGATATTTAAGGAACTGATATGGCCAAAGTATATGAAGAAATTATAGTAATTAAATTGAGCACCTTGATCAAAGATGGTGCCAAAGACCCGCAACTTGCCACAGCTGAATTGCTAGAAGCCCTCGGCGGTGTAGCTGATGAGTTAGTAGGGTCTGGAATAGTTGTAGAAGTGGAGAAAGCCTAATGTTAACAGTGTACAGCAAAGCAGATTGCCCATTTTGCGATCGTGCGAAAAATTTACTGAAATTGAAAAATATTGCCTATGAAGAAGTGCGTGTAGACCTAGACCCTGCTGCTCGTGAATTCATCATGAGCCAAGGCCATAGAACTGTGCCACAAATCTATCGAGATGGCAAGCTGTTGGTTGAAAATGGGTATCATGGACTCAGCCAACTCAGCGATGTAGAATTAGCGAAATTCAAGGTATAACATGCTAGTAGAAAAACTCAAATATGCCCCAGGCGATATTATCAATTTAAAATTAATCAGTGGCGATGAGGTTGTTGGCGAATTAGTCAACGCCGAGGGAGGTCACTATGAACTGCGTCGCCCATGTATTGTGGTAACCAGTCCTGAAGGTATTGGTTTATTACAGGCCATGTTTGGTCTGGATGCTGACCTAGAAAATTTACTGTACAGAGATCAACACGTGATCACAGTGTGTCGCACTCATGAGAAAATGCGTGAACATTATGTTACAGTGGTTAATGCTGAGTAAACATGCCGGGTGCCGTTAGAGCCAAACGTGATATATTTGGGCTAGGCGGCACCTGCTGCATAGGCAGTTGTGACGTACAAATCAACGGTGCTCAAGCAGTACGTGTAGGCGATATTGTTGTACCACACTTAGCAGGTAAACGTCATAAAATTCCAAATCCTGTGACCACCGGTGCTTGTCAGGTCTTGGTCAATGGACGCAAAATGGTCAGACAAGGTGATGTAGCTGCCTGTCTTGATCCAGCAGTATCTGGCAGTTGTGATGTGCAAGTTGGCAATCAACTGCCTAACATACAACCACAGAATCAAATACCATCCATGGTATTACCGCCGGGTGCAATCAATGTTGAAGGGCGTGTGGTATTTGAAAACACCACACAAGGTATTGAATCATTGGCATCACAAGAGCGCAGTGTTAGTGCTAGCTTGCCAGGCTATCATGAAGAGCCACCAGGATCTGTGCCGGGACAATCTGCACCTACACCTGTGGCAGTGCCACCTGAAGGCTGTAAAGCCAGCAAGTATTTTAAGCTGGCAGACAGCAAGATGTCTATTGTAGCACAAGATGGCTTGACCAAGGAACAAATAGAGTGTAACTGGATAGCCTTGTGCTTGAACATCTTAGACAGATTAACTGACGATGGATACAAGTTCAAAATCAACAGTGGGTTTAGAACTGTGGCCTATGACCTAACCTTAGGCAGCAGCAATGCCAGCGATCACAGACTAGGTTGTGCTGTGGATATTTCCGCTGGCAGTGCAGAAGCCAACAAGACCATATTCAAACACATGTTAAACAATTATGCCTACAGTCAGCTAATCTATGAAGGAAACTGGGTACACATAGCTTATAATGGTCGTGGTCCAAAAGGTGCTGCTCGTGTAATGTACTCTTATACTGGCTCTAATCTACAGGTAGCAGGAGCTCGTGGCGAGAATTTACCCGCTGATCTAAGGGCATAAATATTTAAATGTGTAAATTATGTACGCCTTTATTGGCCATTGCAGCCGGTGGACTCATACAAGGATTTGGCCTACAAGCTAATCCTTTTGTAGCCGGTGCTGTGACCGGATTATTAACTGGTGGAGTAGCCGGTGCTGCTCAAGGTGTGCTAGGTGCCGGTATAGGAGTAGCTACCACAGCCATTGGTCAAAGCATAGCACAAATTCCTAACTTTCTGACTGGCATGGCCAATCCCGATTTTGTAGGACCACTGCCACCGGGCGTTAACATTAACAACAATAACTTCTTTGGTAGCATTGTGCAGCAGGGTACCAATCTCATGGCTAATGGTGCTCGCGGTCTTACTGAAACATTCAGTGCGGCTGCTGGCTATATAGACAATGCTTTTAATTTGTCAGGCAGCATAGAAGCACTCAAAGGCTACAACATCAACGAAGGTGAATTAGGGTTCACAGTTAAAACCTGGGGCGACACATTAACTGGAGGTGTGACCAGTCAGTTTCCTGGCATGCCCAGTGAAGGCTGGACTCCTGAACAATGGGCACAAGTACAAGGATCGGGCAGTGCTGGAGCAGGATTTAACGACGTAGTGTCAGGATTGAAAAACAATCTAGGAACCTTTTATGGATCTGTCACAGACACATTAACTGCGTTTAATCCAACCAGTATAGTTTCAAATTTGGTAAATCAAGGGCTAGGTACTGATGTGCTAGGCCATCTTGAAAAGTACGACATCAGTTACGAAACTCTAATGACAGGTGCAGTAGATCCTGCACGCCTAACCAAGGCCATGGACGAATTGCCGGGCAAGAAGTTTGCTGACATTGTGGCTGCTACCGGGTTAACAGCAGCCACAGGTTTCGCTATCAGCAAATTCAGCGACGCACTGGCCAGTCGCAATGTGTTAGGCGCCACTGCGGCAGCAGCTATTGGTATTCCATTAATGTCAGATCTAGGTGGCAAGCTATTCAATCTAACTGGTTACAATCATAACTTTACCAGTTTTCATGACGTAGGGTCAACACTGGAACAATTACGTAATAGTCCTACCACTGCTATACAAGCATTGACACCAGCTGCGTTTACTGCCTTTGCAGCGGCAGCACTAACCAATGTGGGATCCGGGAATGGGACATTTGGTAATCCACAAATGACCAACATGGTGGGTGCACTAACAGGTGATGGGTACCTGACCAGAATGGCCACCATACAGACCTTGAACAACACCATAGCTGGTACTGCACAAGGACAAGCATTAATCAATGCCATACAAGCAGCACAGAGTGCAGTAGGTAATCCTTCCCAGGAAGCATCAGCAGCCGCTGCCATTGACGCAGCAGCAGCACCATTTATCAATCCCACCAACAGTCAACTAGCAGCAGATATTGCCAGTGGAAATACTGCTTTCAACAACATGTATAGCAAGCTGCGAGAAGAAAAGTTAAATTTAAAATTAGCTGAAATCGCCGATCCCACCACTGGCAACATTGAACTCAAGGGATCTGTTAGTAGCGTAATCAGTTTTGCCACTGGACTGCATCAGGTACACAATGATGACAGCAACCTAGGCATAGCCAAGATCATCAATCAAGCCACTACCTCAGACGTCACAGGAGAAGCTATCAGGGCTGGCATCATCGAAGGTCGTAACCTAGCCATTCTTCAAGCCAAAGGACTGTATCTAGACACCAGGTCTGATCCAGTTGAACTCAGTAAATCTAGATTATCATCAACCTAACGATTAAGCCATAATCGTTGATATTTTCCAAGAAATAAGCTATAGTAGGTGAATCCACTATGGCGTTATATACACCGAAAGGAGAAAAGTTATGCAAAACTTACCAATGGAGGCTCAGTCATCAACACTGTGGCCAAAATTATTAAGAGCAATAACTGCAACTGCACTGGCAGTAGTGGGCATTTACTTATGCAGTCAGATGTTAAAATGGACAGTGGACACCAAGCTAAGTAGAATCCAGCCCGTGGAACCCAGCGAGATTACTGCTCAGTATCGTGAACGGCAACTAGCATGTCTAGCTCGCAATATCTATTTTGAAGCAGGTAATGAACCATTTGAAGGTAAAGTAGCTGTGGCACAGGTTACCATTAATCGTGCTCAAGCTCGTGGATTTCCTGAAGATATCTGTCAGGTTATCTATCAGAAAAACGTAATTTATCAACGTGTGGTATGTCAGTTTTCATGGTACTGCGATCGTGAAAGTGCTAGTCGTATCATGCACAGAGAAGTCTACACAGAAAGCATGGAGGTAGCCAAGAAAGTTTTACTTGAGGGTTTTAGATTACCCAGTCTTACACAAGCTCTTTACTATCATGCCGACTATGTAAACCCAGGATGGAAAAAAGAGCGTATCACCAAAATTGGCCGTCATATCTTTTACAAATAAAGGAAACCGCATGAACACAGACCAGCAGATTTATAAAATCAACGAATCATTGAATCCTCCTTATCGAGAAGAGCCGCTACCAGTGGCTACCCGAATCCTTGAAGGTATTCTAAATATACCTGGTGCTTGTTTGACATTTATTAGAGATCATTTGGTCAATATCAGTGCTCATACACTAGGATGGTTTACCATTATCATGTTACATCTCAGCAGTGTGCCTACTCTGTTGGCAGTGTTGACCAATCAAAGTGATCGCATGCCACCAGTGGATATCATGTTGTTTGTCTGGGGCGGGTTAACTGCTGTGTTTTTCAAAAGTTTATTTGAACGTAATTACCTGTATGTGGCCACCAACTGTCTTGGATTTGTGGGACAAACGATTTTAATGAGTTTAATTCTTTTTAAATAACTGTCGTAAATACTGTTACATAACCCAAGGAGTTCCTTAATGTCAAAAAGAGATCAAGTACAAGAGACTGATGCAGATTACAATGTAGTGGAACTCGAAGAAACCAACGACTTGGACATACAGGACAGTGACGTAGGGTTTCTATTAGACAAGGATGGCAATCTCAAATCAGTGTTTGGACCAGCTGAGGGCTTTGAAAATCCGTCAGAAGCCGTTGCTGCAATTCTGGAAATCTTTGGAATTGATGAGTTTACAGCGCCGAATCGTACTCTACACTAGTGTCTAAAATTTCAGCAAATCTGTGGCGTGAAAACCACAGATTTCTGCTGAAAACCCGTCTGTAAACTGTGGTTTTCACGCCACAATAGCCCGAAACTTGACAGGGTTATCCATTTTTGCTATACTACGGGTATGGATAAAGCAATACGTACACGTAAACGCAGGCAAGACACCAAGCATGCCTTGTACATGATCGTTAATGTAGTGACCAACGAGCACTATGTTGGCATCACAGTATGCGGCAGCGAAGTCAAACGTGCTCTCAAAATACGCTGGCAAAAGCATGTTCGCCGCGCACTCACAGAGAACAAGTCGTGGGCTTTGTGCAACAGCATAAGGTCGCATGGTGCCGATGCCCATGTTATACTATTGGTTGATGTTGTACGAGGACGTAAACCCGCCCACGCTGCCGAGCGTGAGATTGTAAATTCATGTAACCCCGCATTAAACACTCACTAGGAACAGTTATGTCAAAAAATCTAGTTTTCATGCGTGATGTTATCTGTATCTATCATCCAGAATTTAGAGCTAATGCTACACTCAGAAAGTACGGGATGAAACACCCTGATATTTTTGATATAGCAAAGTTAGTAGAACAAAGTTTGTCTGCGGTAGGGCCGTACGCTTTTGTTGACGAAGAAGGGTACGATTTTTCTGACTACAGCGATAGCAAAACTGTTAGCATCAATGCTAGATCACGTAAAGCAGAAATTAATAGTGTAGAAACTAAAATTGGGGCATTAAGAATCACTGCCTATAATCCATTCAAAGACAGCGTTGATTATTTTTATGTTCCGAAATCTAGAATGACTTATGTTAAAATGCCTTGCTATGGCACTAATTCCCACAAAGAGCGTATCGTGTTTTCTTATTGTAAAGGCAGTGATTACGGATATATGGAAGAATTTAGACAACAAGATTTTGTTGGATTGGCAACTAATCTCAACCCTTAGGTTGACAGGGTTATTGATTTATGTTATACTAACGGTACACTGAAACAACGGAGATACAAAATGGCATACAAAGGTTTTTACCGTGCTCCTCGTGTTGTTACTCCTGACGCTGCTCAGGAACCCCAAGTTCAAGCTCTTAGAAACGCCATGAGCACCATGTCTGCTCGTGACGCAGAGTTTGCTGGCAGTCTAGTCAGCAACTTCTACCGTTTTGGTCGTCTCAGCGACAAGCAGTTGGCTTGGGTTGATACGCTTACTCAGCGTGTTACTAACCCTGCTCCGGCACCCGCTGCCGCAGTGCAAGTCAACGTTCAGCGCATCCAAGCGATGTTTGATCGTGCTGCACAGACTCTCAAGCGTATTAAGGTCAAGCTCCAGTCAGTTGAGGGTCAGCCTGTTGCGTTTGGTCGCGCAGGACCCGCTAGCAAGTACGCTGGCCAAATTCTTGTAACAGATGGCGGGCCGTTTGGTGCCAACAAATACTTTGGTCGCATTGACATCAACGGTGACTTCCATGCTACTAGACAAGCCGGCGCAGACGTGTTAGCATTGGTACAAGAGTTTGCCGCAGAGCCCGAGGCTACTGCTGGTAAGTATGGGCGTCTAACTGGTGCTTGCAGTTTTTGCAATCATGGTCTCAAGGATGCACGTAGCACTGAATTGGGTTATGGCCCAGTGTGCGCGAAGCGTTTTGGTTTGGTACATTAATTGGAGGCTAAGGTGGATCAACCCTGGCAAGTTATCTCAGCATTAGAAACGCATAATCTGCGTACCAACAAGGAGCAGATTATCGAAGCTCAGGCCCAAGCCGGCAACTCTGAATTCTTTGAGGGTTGCCGCTTGGCTCTTGATCCCATGATTACCTTTGGCATCAAACAAGTGCCCGAAAAGAAGGCAACTGATCAACTAACCAGCGACCATGGTATGAACTGGGATACCTTTGCCTTGGCCATCACAGGCTTTGTTACTAGACAAGTCACCGGCAACATGGCTCGTGACATGCTTAACCACATGATGCTGGCTAGTACTGTTGAGCAGTGGAATTCATGGTACCGTCGTATCCTTATCAAGGACCTACGCTGCGGTGTTAGTGAAAAGACCATAAACAAGGTGGTAGAGCGTGACTATCCTGGCTATAGCGTGCCTGTGTTTGGCTGTCAACTTGCTCATGATAGTGCTAATCACGAGGGCAAGGTTACAGGAAAAAAACTGGTCGAAGTCAAGTTGGATGGAGTTCGTGTTATCACTATTGTGCATCCAGACGGCAGGGTTGATCAGTTTAGCAGGAATGGTAAAGAACTTGTGAACTTTGCACATGTTAAAGCCCAGTTCCATGCCATTGCAGATCAACTTACCGAAGCCATGGTGTTTGATGGCGAGATCATGAGTGCCAGTTTTCAAGACTTGATGCGCCAAGTTCATCGCAAGAGCAATGTACGGGCCACGGATGCTGTACTGCATTTGTTTGATTGCTTGCCTTTAGCAGACTTCGAGCGTGGGCGTAGTGATACTGCCCAACTCGAGCGTAGTTTTGCTCTATGGAATTTTTATGAACGTCATGAGGCTGCTTTACCAAGTGTGCGAGTTCTGGGCCAAGAGATGGTAGACCTGGATACACCAGCAGGACAAGCTCGCTATCGTGAGATCAATCGTGAAGCCATTGAGGGCGGCTACGAGGGTATTATGATCAAAGACCTTGCAGCCCCATATGAATGCCGGCGAAGTGTTTCGTGGTTAAAACTTAAGCCCTTCATTGAAGTCAGCTTAAATATTGTTGATGTCGAAGCGGGCACTGGTAAAAATGCAGGGCGTCTTGGTGCCCTAGTTTGTGAGGGTGAAGATGACGGACGTAGAATTAGGGTTAACGTTGGTAGCGGCTACAGCGATGAGCTTCGTACTGGGATATGGGATAGTCAGCATACTGTTATGGGACAGGTCATCGAGGTTCGTGCAGACGCTGTTACTCAAAATCAAGATGGCAGCTATTCGCTCAGGTTTCCGCGGTTTCTACGCTTTCGCGGTTTCGAGATTGGAGAAAAATTGTAGTATGGATAAGCAAATGATCAAAGACATGCTGTATGGCACAATCTGTGAAATGCAACAAAATAATCGGTACTATTATCGCAGCACAGTAGGCGTAGAATACAGCCATTGGCGTGACGAAGGTGAACAGCAATTAAGTCAAATGATCAAAGTGATCAGCGCGAGAGTAGATCAAATTGAGCGAGATCGTGTAAAAGCAGCCAGTCAACAATTGCTATTAGATGAACTAAAGAAGGATCACAAATGATAGAATTAGTAGGAACCTTGCCCGAAGAACGCCACATGTGGTTGAAAGATCTCTTGCGTTCTGGCACATATGAAATCACCTTTACCAAAGTAGATGGCAGCGAACGAGTTATGCCTTGTACACTACAGGAAAGTCAATTGCCTGCAAGAACATCTACCAAAGAGCCCAAGCCCACCAAAGCAGAAACGCTAAGTGTTTGGTGCACTGATCGCAATGAATGGCGCAGTTTCAGAGTAATGAATGTAGTCGCAGTGAAACCATTATGAAATTACGAATACAATTTACCAATATTCCTGAGTTAAATGAAATATTTGCCATTGACAAATGGAGCCGCGATCACATTAACAGATTAATGGGAATTCATCAGATTGGCTATGACGTAGTACCAACCACCATGGCAGCTCCGGCTTTTAGATTTAGAACACGAGAGGATTTTGATCTCGCTAAACGATTGATACAAGAACATGAAATCACAGATTGATCCCGCTGTTATCACACCTAAAATAGAACAATGCTCACCGACAACCTGGATCGTTACACTAGAGGAAGATCCCGAAACTGGTGATCTAGTTATGCCTATTCCTGAAGAGGCACTAGCGGCCAATAAGTGGCGCATAGGAGACACACTGACATGGAACATAGATGATGAAGGAACAGTTACACTCGTGCGCGACTCTGAGTCGCAGCCCGGATCGTAATACTTTTCAACCTACCAAGTATTTGGCTAGAATGGCAGAACAAGGTCGGACTCCAGATAATGATGACGATGTAGGTGCCATGATGAACTTCTATAAGACAGAAGCAGAACGCAGATTTGAGCAGGAGCAGGATCCTGCATGGCGTGAGCATAACATGGAGTATGATCTACGTACCAGTGAATTCATGTGCGAAAAGGTTCGTAGCAATGATTACTATGCACAGAATCTCTATGCTGCCATGTGCAACAATGACTTTGTTAAACTCGATGTCATGCCCATTCTAGAGGATCGTTCATGGACCTGTTCATGGAGGTACTCGGGTGGTATTGTGGCAGACATGATGGGTTCAGGTGACTACATAGATTGGTACTGTTCAGGTATTCGCAATGACATTGACGACTCTGTGCAGGAAGGGTGGTCGGACTTGGAACGTCAACGGTACCGGAATCAATACCAGCGTTATGTAGCCGAAGGGTGTATCACTAAGGAAATTAGACAAGATTTACAACAAATAGGTTGGGTACCCAAACCAGGAGGTGACTGGGAAAAATTCGAGTGAATTACTTATTGACAACATGCACTGTTTCAACTATACTTGATAGACTTACTTAAAAGGACACACAATGGCTTTTACTAAAATTTCAACTTCACAAAACGTTTTTCTCGAGCAGTATCTTCGTGGCACTGGACGCAGCCTTAGTGCACGTCAAGCCGAATCATTGTATGGCATCAAGAATATTCGTGCACGTATGACCGAGTTTCGCCATGCTGGTTTGAAGGTTACCACCAAGCCTAACACCGAAGGTCGTACGACCTACTCAGTTAGTGCTCGTGATGTCACTGGCAGTCGTGCTAGTCGTTTTGCCTAATTGATGCAGTAAGCGGTATAAAAGGCTGTCTAGTACAGCCTTTTATTGTTTATAAAGGTGCATGATGCAACTACAAGATAACGAACGTTTATTCTTATTCAGCTGGGATAGTTTTGGCATTGAAAGCATTGTGGATCTCACCAGCTATGCAGGCTGGGATCAACTACAATTGTTAAATATGTTAGGTGATCGACCAGTACAGCGTAATCCTGCTCATAGTATTGTACAGAGTATTTTGCTTCGAGCCAGATATAACGGGCATAGGCATTATGAAGTTTACATGGTGGTATGTGACCAGGCTATGACAGAAAACTATTGGCGTGAACAGTGGGCACTATATCCACAAAATACCGCAGATGTCGTTCGTGTGCGTGGACATAAGTTATGGTCAGATCGAGTTGATGAAGATAGAGTTGTGATAAAATGAAAATTTCGTACATGAGTGATTTGCATCTCGAGTTTGGTGACTTGGAGTTGCCAGGCGGGGATATACTTGTACTAGCCGGCGACGTTGCTGAAGTCAGGAACATTGAGGTTGCTTATGATCCTGCGTTTGCTTCATTAGGTACAGAAATTACCAGACATGGGCGTCCAGATCGTGCTCGTAGGTTCTTTGAGGAAGAATGTGCCAAATATCGCCAAGTGTTCTATGTCATGGGCAACCACGAGCACTATCACGCTGAGTTTCTCGGCACAGAAGATCGTCTCCGAGCAGTTATGCCTGACAATATTAGACTAATGGAACTAGATGATGTTGTCATTGACGGCGTTCGTTTTCTAGGTTGCAGCTTATGGACTGATCTCAATGGTGATGATCCTGCCACTGCTAGTGTTCTGCGCGGAGTTATGAATGATTATCGTGTGGTCAAGTATCATAATCCAGCTAACAACGCATGGCACCGGCTGACTCCAGATATCACTCGTGGTGTTCATCGTGCTAGTGTAAATTGGTTGAAAGATAGACTGCGCGAACAGCTGACTACACCAACTGTGGTCATCACGCATCATGCTCCTAGTTTTCAAAGTATCCACCGAGACTACGTACATGATCGTTTGATGAATGGTGGATATGCTAGTAATCTAGAGCAGATGATTCTAGATCACTCACAAATCAAAGTCTGGATTCATGGGCACATACATCAGCGCCAAGATTACCAAATTGGTCAATGCCGTGTCGTAGCTAATCCACGAGGATATCAAGGTTATGAACACATGGAGTTTGATACCACATGCAGCATCAATCTTTAACAGTGGTGCGTGTGGCATGGAATTTGGATTCACCTACGCCCTGGAGTGAAGTTACAGCCAGGGCCATAGAATGTTTTGGGTTGCCCGGAGATCGGTATTTTACGCATCTAACACAAGATTTCATGGAGTACCATTTCCGCGACCCACATGATGCCACTTTGTTTGTGTTAGAGCATTCAGGAAATATCCATATAGAAGTTGTAAAGGACTATTGAAAACTCATGCTTAGGTTCTACATTTGTTATTGTATATTTGCTTTTGTGTGCTCAATCATAACGGCCATGCTGATTTGGGATATGGCTATTGCCGACCACGAAGATATCACAGTTCCGGGCTATGTTGTACCCGTACAACAGACAATTACCACATGATAGACATAAGATTGACAGGTGTAAGGATAGACACTATACTAGGCATTGTGCGTGATTTACGCCAAGCAGGGCTAGTACAAGGACGGGATTTTGATTTTGCCTATACGCCAGAGCGGCTAGACTACAATCTAGCCACAGTAGGCGAAGTACTAGCAAAACGGCAAACGGTGTTCAGTTTTTACGATGATAGCCTGGCGTCGTGGTTTGGTATAAAATACGCAGATTATTTGGCATAAATAAACAACGTGGTATAAATACAACAGGTTGACAGGCAGTAAGAAAACCAGTATTATACGAACATAGCAGCAAAACATTAAACAACGAGGACTTAAATGCAACTAACAGTCGGATCAGTAACAGCGAAGATTAGTCATAGCACACCCATGTGCTCATGGCAGTCATCGAGTTATGATCGCGCCAATGAGGGCAAAGGTCCGGGGTCCGTGGAGGGCCGGATGTAAGCAATACTAGCATCCAAACTTCCAAGGACCCTAGGATCGAAAGACCTAGGGTTTTTGTTTTGTGCGGTAAAGTGTGAGGCAACGCGAGCCTGCTGGCACTATAAACATCAGCTATAATGTGGGCGGACTACCGGATGAGAAGCTCCTGGCGATAACAGGGGTGGTAAAAAGGTAGTAGTAATAAAGCAGACTGCCGAACAGTCAAATTGCAGCGGCAAGTCCAACGCAGATGAGTAGTCTGCTTTATTACCAGCATTCATTAGAGTGCTGTAAACTTATATGGAGATCGGGCGGCATTGGCGACCGCAGCTGACTGTAAATCAGTACTCTCTGAGCACGGGGTTCGAATCCCTGGATCTCCACCATACACTGCACCCATCGTCTATCGGTTAGGACGCTAGACTTTCAATCTGGAAAGACGGGTTCGACTCCCGTTGGGTGTGCCAAACATGTCGTAGAGACCACCTGGAGGTGATGCCTGACTGTCTATCAGGTCGCGGCGGGTTCGATTCCCGTCTACGGCGCCAAACACGATGCGGGTATAACTCAATTTGGTTAGAGTAACTGGCTTTTAACCAGTAAGTTCTTGGTTCGAGTCCAAGTGCCCGTACCATAATATGGTCTGTTAGTTCATCGGTAAGAATAATGGCTTGTCACGCCATAGAGACGGGTTCGACTCCCGTACAGACCGCCAAGTTAGGGGGATTAGTATAATTGGGAAAACACCGCGTTTGCACCGCGGAGTCATCGGTTCGAACCCGTTATCCTCCACCAAGTAATGTCTCTCAAGTGTTACGGTAGCACAGCAGCCTCCAAATCTGCGGGCCGGGGTTCGACTCCCTGGAGGGACGCCATTTATTGGTAATGTAGCATAGCGGCCAATGCGGTACCTTCATATGGTATCTATCGTAGGTTCGAGTCCTACCATTACCACCACCCATGGAGAGTGATGCAGGCGAGATGGTTCGCCGACTAGTCTTGAAAACTAGGTTCCGCTGAAGAAGGGGATGGGGTTCGACTCCTCCGCTCTCCACCATCCATGCCTGTTTAGCTCAGTTGGTAGAGCATTCGACCGATAATCGAAAGGTCTCTGGTTCGAACCCAGGAACAGGTACCACGTCTATTGGGGGTTCGCCAAGTCTGGTAAGGCAACGGATTTTGATTCCGTTACGCATAGGTTCGAATCCTATACCCCCTTCCAACACATGCTGATATAGATCAGGGGAAGATCGCTGACTTGGTAAGTCAGAGGCCGCAGGTTCAAATCCTGCTATCAGCACCATGTATGCCGCTTGAGCTAGTGTGGTCATTTCAGCACGAGTCTGAAGAACTCGAGAACTTGGTTCGATTCCAAGAGGCGGCACCATAATATACCACCGTAGTCTAATGGAAAGGCAACGCTCTTCTAAAGCGTCCTATGGGGGTTCGAATCCCTCCGGTGGTGCCAATCAATGGTGACCTTAGTGTAGTGGTCTGCACCTCTCGTTGTGACCGAGAAAGTATGAGTTCAATCCTCATAGGTTACCCCAACAATACCACTAAATATCACTATGATCAAACCCACTGTGGCTGTGTTTGTGCATCATCCTGAATGCAGTGTACAAAGCGCACACGGCCTAATTCGAGCTCTTAGCGCAGAATATTCAGTACACTGTATTGACAATCGATCTCTAACATCAACAGCACTCAGCAAATATGATCTTGTGTGTTTTCCTGGTGGCATTGGTGACAGTGATAGTTGGCATAAAATATGCGAATCAGGCGCAGATGCTGTGCGTGAGTATGTGGCCACTGGGGGTGCTTATTTAGGCATCTGCATGGGCGCATACTGGGCCGGACACCACTACTTCGACATTGTGCGTGGCATTGAGCCTGTGCAGTACATACGCAGAAAGAACACAGATATTAGGCGTAGTTTTGGTACTGTGGTCGCAGTTGACTGGCAGAAACACAGAGAATACATGTACTTTTATGATGGTTGTGCCTTGGTAGATCATGGCAGTCGACATCGAGTCATTGCTCGGTATACCAATGGTGACAGTGCTGCTGTCATACAAGGACGCATTGGACTAATAGGCCCACACCCAGAAAGTGACGTCTATTGGTACAGCAAACCATACATGCAGCCTTACTGGCATGAATACCATCATCATACACTGTTAAGTGAATTTGTAGATCGTTTGATCTACTAGATTACCACTGTAGCTCAGCTGAATAGAGCACTTGGCTACGAACCAAGGGGTCGTGGGTTTGAATCCTGCCAGTGGTGCCATATAGAGTTGACAACAAGGTGATTACTTGCTATAATTACAGAAATAGCAGTAATCGTTCTTTAATAATAGCGTTGAATTTGGAGAGTTGGCCGAGCGGCTTAAGGCAGCAGGTTGCTAACCTGTCGATTCAGGAAACTGGGTCCGTGGGTTCGAATCCCACACTCTCCACCAAGACTGTTGTCCAGTAGATCAGTCGGTAGATCAGCGGACTGTTAATCCGTGTGTCGGTGGTTCGAGCCCACCCTGGACAGCCAAACCATAGTAGGGTGCCTGAGTGGCCAAAAGGAACTGTCTGCAAAACAGTAAAGTCATCGGTTCGAATCCGATCCCTACTTCCAAACAGGACGATTAGCTCAGTTGGTAGAGCGTTTTCTACGCAAAAACATAAATACATTTGAGCAAAGGAGAACATGATGTTCAAGTGTAATGAATGTAACAAAGAGTTTGATCATCAGAGGGCATTAAATGCTCATCAAGTAGCACACAAGAAGATCAAAAGATATTCTGTAAGTAGGAAGAAAAAAGAAACAGAATATTTTACTTGTCTTAACTGTGGAACTGAAAAAGAAGTAGGTAGTTCGACTCGTAATATGTTTTGTAGTAATTCTTGTGGAGGAGAATACCAACGCAAGCAAGCCAACGAACAAATTGAAAACGGCGAAGTTCTAGGCTTTTCTGTAATGCGTAGATACTTGTTTGAAACCAGAGGCGTATGTGAAGAATGTGGAATAACTGATACTTACAACGGTAAGTCTATTACTTTACATTGCGATCATATTGACGGTAATAGTGATAACAATGCGTTAGACAATTTACGATTGTTATGTCCTAACTGTCATAGTCAAACTGATACATGGTGCGGCCGTAATAAGAAAAACGCATCAAGAAACAAGTATACAAGACAATGGAGACAAAGGGTCCTTAACTCAGTTGGTTAGAGTGCAATCTTTACACGGTTGAAGTCGTAGGTTCGAATCCTACAGGACCCACCATATACAGGGCCAGGATTGGGCCCACCCCCGCAGGGAGAGCAGTAGTCAGCAATGACGATAAGCGGAGACCCGAAGCCTACGCTAGCTTTTAAACGACAGCAACTTTGCGTCCCTTTACAGAATCCCCGGGCCATACCCCGGTTACTCAGTATGGCGTACATGCCCGCGTTAGGTTTGGCATAGGCTAGTTGATACGGCCTCCCCTCCCGGGCGATTCCGGGAGGTTGATATTGGGTTATCATTGGTAAAGGTACAACAAAGGCTGGCCACCTCTACTAAAGGGCCGGGACAGGGTGACAACTCAAGTTGGGGCTGGTGGGAACCAGTAGCCAACACTGTAGTTGAAATACAACAGGTTGACAGTGGCCTGGATAGTTGCTATAATAATGGTATAGTAAGTAATAAGCATATTAGAACACATTACCGAACAGACAAATTGCAGCGGTACGCCAAAGCAGATGAGTAGTGTGTTCTAATATGGTTAGAGCAAGGGTGGTATGTAGTCGTTCTCTAAGCGACGAGGACTGGGATTCCCTGGCCAGCAACACTGGCACCATATTGAAGCACATTTTATCAGGGCAGTATTGTTCAGCGGTTTATAGCCGTAAGTGTGTTTCAATATGGTAGAATTGATGGGTGGAGATAGCGTCTCCCTTAACTGGTGGCCCGGTAATCGGGGAACTGCCCTTCTGAAACAGTGGAGGGAGAAATACAGGCGGAACAGTGACGCTATTGACAGACGGGAAAGACCGTCACCATATTGAAGCACATTTTGATGCCTATAAGGCAACAGAGTTGATCGCCTGTTGTACGGTGTGTGATGGGTGTGTTTCAATATGGTGAGTAGGAAGTAACCGTGAGCCGACTTGGTGAGGTTGCAGACTAAAGATCAACTTCGACCGCGTAGATAGTCCGGACTATCGTTTGAAACGGAAGATGCATCCATCCCCTGCCCTACTGGCCATATTGAAGCACATACAGTTCCGCCCGATAGTAAGGGAGATAGCGACTAGCGTTGAAGGACTGTTTAAGTGTGTTTCAATATGGTAGATGGTCGTTGTTAAAGGTGGGTATTCAGAGTATCCGTTCCTGAAAGGTGCAAATCCTGAAAGTATAGTCGGGCGAGAAGGCCGGGTAATCCGAGGAGATCAACCAAGGGCTATATGCATAGTGCCAGGTAACAAAAACATTGACCAGCCATTCCTAAAAAAATTAGTCCCGCTACACTTGTTGCCACAATCCCTAGTGGTTAGCAGTGCTCCCAGAGCGAGGCGGGTGTAAGCCCCGTCATTAAAAATATGCGAGTGATAGTGGACTTCGCATAGGGATATCTAGACTTGAGGACTGTCGTCCAAGACACAGAAGACTATGGACCTGGGTTTTAGGGAATTCAGGTCCATACCCAGACAATCGCGGGTTGCCATAGTGGCACGGCGGTCTCATAAACCGTTTAGGAACAAGGAGCATTACCTTGGCCCGCTACCATTACAATGGTTTCAAACGCAGATTTTGGTGTGTAATGCCTATCCTCGAACACTAGTACTTTCCATCCAATTGAAGTAAGTTGATCATATTTAATCTTATCTCTAGTTTGAACTTGTAGTAACGAATGATTTTTGTGTGGCATCGATTGATAATGCCAGGGTCCATTCCACAATATTGCCGCCTTAATATCGTCGATAATGATATCTGCGTCCCATCCATTTATTAAAGATTGATTGTGCCTGACAGATTTGAAATAATCTTTACACAAGTTATATAACACTATTTCATCTTTGGATCGTCTTATTTGCTGTGAGGCAGATTTTTTGCCTCCAAATTGAAATCTGTTTTGTAGACATTTATTAGAACAAGTTACTCTATGTGATCCTTTAATAATAGTGTTACATACTGAACACCACGATATCTTTGAATATAATTTAGGTTTTTGATTTTTCCCTCTATTAGAATTAAGAGATATCCGAGATGGATGACCCGACGGTCTAAGTTTACTGTTAAATATCGCAGCACATGAATGATTACAAAATTTGTTTGGTTTGAATATAGCACTGCTACACTGTAGACAACTCTCGGTTGGGAGTTTCGGAGGCGTATTAAGTCTTCTTAACGCATTACCAAATTTAGCACTACACGACTTAGAGCAAAATTTTCCTAGTGATCCGGGACCAACTGAGAAACTGATATGACATTGTTGACAAGTTGAAGTTCGCATATTAGTATTTATAGCAAGCTATAAATTTTGGTGAAACTCCACCTTCCGCAACCAACTAAAGCTCGAATCGTTCTAGGTTCGACTCCTAGACCCGCAACCATGTTATTTCAAGTTGTTTAAGACTTGACCAAACATCACAGAAATATGTTCAGGATGGTTCTCCATCTTAACCGAAGTCACTGAAATCATGGGTTTAATATTGCCCATGATTTCAGGCATGGGCGTAGGAATAGGTGTAATATTGCCTTCGGTGGGCGGTACTGGACATATCCAAATATTTCCATTTACACGATAGCACAAATTACCGTCTAAGATTTCTTCTGCCAAGGGTGTATCATACCAGATGATCCAGTTTTTGTGATGTGGATACCATGTGTACCAGTAGTAGCCATCGTAGTTGTTGACTGCGCTGGTGGATATGGCTGCATTGACATTGCACCACATTGGGCTGGTATTTGGATAATGTATGTTAGCTGAGTGTTCCATTTATGCTTTCCTATTAAATTATACGCCATGAACCGGCGCGAAATACTACACTGACAGCTTGAAATGGCACACCTATGACATAAGTGGCTTTGCCGTCAATTAACTCGCCAATTTGTGGGCTTATGGTGATCTTACCAGATCCTTGGCCGTATTCGTCTTTGATAGTGTAGACACGACCAGCAATGCCATTGGGCAAGGTGATTGTAACTGCCCCTGCTGAGTATACACCAATGTATTCATCTGTGATTGATGCTGTGTAGCTGGTGGTAGTACCATAGACATTGATCAAGTCAGCGCCATAACTGCTGATTATGATATCACCGGTGTTGCCAGTTATGCTGATACCAGCACCGGCTGTCAAGCTAGTAACACCAGTATTATAGATAGTAAATCCTGCTGCTGGGCCTGAGGTAATGACATTGCCTAATGTGATACCTGCATTGCCTGCTACAGGAGTAATACTGGTGACAACACTGGCACCATTAAGAGACAAATTACCAGTGACGCTGATATCAGCAAAGGTAACCGAACTGTTGGTGTTGAGGTCTTGTGGAACACTAATTACGCCATCAACTGTGACATCTATATTGCCACCTACGCGAACTACACCGTAGTCTAGTTTACTGGTGGCTGAAGCTAAGTAACTCATCTATTTCTCCTGTTAGTAAGGGCGACCAATATTGTTAATATTGGCGATTTGATTTACTCCGGCCATCCAGCCAGCATTGTAGATACTTTGATTGTTGTAGCCGATTTGGCTACCATAGACGCCACCTGGGTAATACGGTGGATAATAGGGGCCAGGATAGCCACAACCATAATAACCGCAGCGGTCATAATAGCCGTATGGGCGTCGTCCTGGATACCTGTCTAAAAATTTACGATATGTATAGTAATCCATGTGTGCTCCTTAAACAATATGCCATGTGCCACCTCGCGATAAGACATTTACCGATTGGTATGGTACTTCTATGACATAGGTTGAGGAGCCATCAATATTTGATCCTGCTGGAGCAGCCACAGTTACTTTGCGGTTGCCCAGTGGTGGGCCCATTTCAGCCTTTACAATAATTTCTGTACAATCTGGAGGATTGTTGGGAAGTGTGATAGTAGTCGGTCCAAGACTATTAACACCAATATAATAATCATCCACCGTAGCAACATAGTCTTGTGAAACCAAACGAGCCGAGCACTCACAACTACAGTTTCCAGTCGCGCCAGTAGCTCCTGCAGGGCCTGGCGGTCCCTCTGGACCTGTTGCGCCAGTTGCTCCACTCGCTCCTCCACCCTCGCCGGCTGGTCCTGTAGCGCCTGTCGCGCCTGCTGGTCCCTCTGGACCTGTTGCACCTGTTGCTCCAGGTGGGCAAGGATCGCATCCCGTGGATCCGTCTGTGGTTCCTTGGTGTTGGGTGACTGATTGTGTTCCGGGTGGTTCAAGTGTGCCTCCTGCTTGTATATAGGCACGCACCAAGTCGATTTCACTGTTAGATAACAGTTCTCTGCGACTGAACTTAGCTAAGACCTGCTTGAGATAGATAAGGTCACGGTTTTGGCTGGACATTGGTGGTATCCTTAAAATATTGCCAGATGCGACCGCCGAATCCTGCCGGGGCTGCTGGCTCTACTTTGATCTCGGGTTCCACATGTTCCTCAGGTATTGGGGGCACAGGTTCCTGTAATTGAACTTCAGGTTCGGGTAGTTGCTGTTCTGGTTCTGGTTGGGGTTCTGGTACTGCGGGGGTATCTGTACTAGGCGGTCTAGTTGAGGTAGTAACAGCAACATTGGCGTCATGGTCACAGTCCTCTATTATGGTATTAGTTATAGTCAGGTCACGATCATCAATTACAGTGCCTTGACTTAGAGTTTGTTGGATTGAACCAACATCATACTCGCCTGAGGTTGAAGCAAATCTAGTGTCGTTGGGCACATAGGCCTTGCGAGCTAGAGCAAACTTCATGGCAATCAGTTTCATCTCAATCGAGTTCACAGTGTTCTCCAGTTATGCAGTGGGCCCTTGTGAGGCCCACTGCCTAGTACTACAATTGACTAATTCTTAGCGAACGTTGTTGCTAGTCGAAGATTGACCAACTCCGGCCATGGTGCCGAAGTTTACCATTCCTTGACGAGTCTCTTGTAGTTGGCTCTGGAATGCGTTTAGCTGGCTAGCTACTGCATTAAATTGGCCGTCGTTGTGGCGACCCCACCAGTAGCGACCACCTTCTAGCGCACCAACCAACTCGGTATTACGCTCAACCAATTGACGGTTAAGACTGTCATCGTTGAGTTGACGGATAAGATTTTGTGTGATCTGGTTGCCAGCATCAATCTTATCGCTCAAGTAGGTGCTCTGCTTGGCTAGCTCAATCTGTGTCTTTAGTGCGTTGATTTCAGCGTCTTTGGCTGCGCCCATAAATCCGGCAACCATTGCCTGCTGTGCTGAAATAACCTGAGCACGGATATCTTGTGTATCACGAGCTACAGTCATAAACTGAGCATTCACTACATCTTCAAATGCGTCAATTTGTTGGCTGTTGGCACGCTCTAAACCGTTGATACCGGACTGGGTCGTAAAATCGCCCTTCATACCTTCTTTGATAATTTCGTTGGTATGTACTTCACTTTCACGACGAATGTCGCTCAACATATCTTCTACTGCCATTTTAGTCTCCTAAGTTTTTATGAGAGTTGTTATCGATAACATCTTCCTAATGTTTTACTGCTCTCATAAAATACTTAAAGAGAAATCAGGCCATTTTTACCACGCATTCAGTCTAGGCTAGACTAGAGTATAACTTTTAGCAAATAAGGCTAATTGAGTACGGTTGCGTACTCCAAACTTCTTTAGGATTGAACTCATATGTAATTTTACTGTGCTTTCGCTGATGTGCAGCATACGAGCGATGTTTTTATTGCTAACACCGCGAGTGACTATGATATCTAAGATCTGTCGTTGGCGTGGGGTAAGGGTAATTTTTACTTCGGTTCCGGGCAACATGCGATTCTCCCAACATGTATTAGTATATAACAGAATTTAGGCTTTTGTTGGATGTAGTTTAGTACAGACTATACTTCAGTTGGTACTACAACTTAAAATAATTTTAACTCCTATAAGTATTCTATTGTACGCGGTATTCATTGAGAAGTATACTAATTCGAGCTAGATACTCGAAATAATTAGTTGACAAATAAATCCCGATATCGTATATTATAGTTGTGTTGATACCCAAAGACTGTCAAAATGAAACATGACTCCAGCTTAGTAGAATTTTATTTTAGGTTTCGTGCTATGATCACGGCTCTAAAAACCTTGCCTACACAGGTACCAAAAGGCTCAGAAGATGTGCTCAATGCTGTTGGCTTTGAACACCTCAGAGGTCAAAGCCCTACTGTGCTCAGTGTCATGGCCAAGAGTGATTTAGGTAGTCCGGCTACCATACACAAACATCTACACAATTTGAGACGAGCAGGTTTCTTGACCATTGCCACATGTGAATACGACATGAGAGTAAAGAATATCACAGTCACTGATCAAGGACTTAGACATTTCACTCGCTGTGCTGATTTTGCCCAAGCCCTAATTAGAAATCTAGACTTGAACAGTTGACTGTAGACGAAATTGATCGTATAATAGCTGTATTATGAAAACACAAGATCCTGTATTCAGTATCACTCGCAACGATCTAGATTGGTCATATACTAGAGGCACCGGTGCAGGTGGACAGAAGCGAAACAAGACCAGCTCGGCTGTTCATTGTACTCACCGTCCAAGTGGTGCTCATGGCTATTCAGAAGCAAGCCGTAGTCAACTTGAAAATCGCCAAGAGGCATTTCGCAAGATGGCCGAGTCGGACAGGTTCCAGCGTTGGGCCAAGTTGGAATACCAACGCAGAACTGGTGAACTCTTAGAAGCTGAACGCAGACTAGAACAGGAATTGCGTCGGGTCAAGATTGAAGTAAAGATTGATGGAAAATGGACAGAAGTAACGGCGGATCAATTAGTAGATGATCCTGATTTGTTTGACACTAGTTTTTTGCAAGATAAGTAACAGACACCCTCGGATTAGTTCAGCCTGGTTAGAATGCCTGCTTTGGGAGCAGGAGGTCGAGAGTTCGAATCCCTCATCCGAGACCAAGACATAAGTAGTAAAATGCGGGTATAATTCAGGGGTAGAATGTTTCCTTGCCAAGGAAAATGTCGTCGGTTCGAATCCGACTACCCGCTCCACTTTAATTGTATGCAACTAAATCACAGTACCCTATACCAACCATGTAGTGCACCAGACTTTACCCGAAGTCTAGCCAATCTTAGATTAGCACAGCGCATGATTCAAACCATGATACGAGAAAACGGCATTGGTCTAGCAGCCAATCAAGTTGGTGAACACATCAGACTGTTTGTCATGTACGTGGATGGTGAATTTTTTCACTGCTTTGATCCCACCATTGCGAGCCACAGTGACACCGTAATCAGCAGCAGGGAAGGTTGTCTTAGTTTTCCTGGTGAACAATGTCAAGTGCCACGCTATGCTACTATCACAGTGCGATTTGCCAATGCCAGTGGACACTATCAAACTAGAGAATTATCGGGCTTGGCAGCAAGATGTTTTCAGCATGAACTAGATCATCTCAACGGTATTACCATGCATCAACGACAAAGTCAAGCAGCATGATAGATCGAGCCTATGCTTGGCCTTTGACCAAGCCTACCAATAACAGCTGGGCTTACTTGCCCGGATTTTTCACTGATGCCGAGTGTGACCAAATCATAGCCTACGGCTGTGCTCAACCTAGACTAGCAGCCAATTTGGGACAAGATCGTGCACAAAATACTAGAATCAGACGGAATCATGTCTGCTTTTTCTCAGCTCAAGAATCTGAATGTGCTTGGATATTTGAACGCATTGCCAATGGTGTACACAGTATCAATCAACAGTTTTGGCGCTTTGATCTTGGTATCATTGAGTGTTTGCAGTTTACTATCTATGACACTCCAGGAGACTTTTATGCTGCTCATCAAGACATGGGCTATCAAAGTCTAGAACAGCGCAAGCTCAGTGTCAGTGTGCAGTTGTCTGATCCCGCTGTGTACACCGGCAGCGAACTGCGATTACACAGTCGTGGCACTGAGTTCGTATCTACGGTTCGTGATCGTGGCAGCATGATTGCTTTTCCTAGTTATGCGGTACATGAAGTAACACCTTTGCTGTCTGGTACAAGATACAGTTTGGTAAGTTGGATTGTAGGGCCACCCTACAAATAACTGTGAATTTTGTTGACAAGCAGTGCTAAAACATATATACTAACAACATGTGCGGATATGGAGTAACGGTAGCCTCAATTGACTTAAAATCAATCGCCGAAAGGCGTGCCGGTTCGACTCCGGCTATCCGCACCATGGTCACAGCCCTGGTGGTGAAATGGTAGACACGCTAGTCTTCCGGCATAAATAATTTTATGAAAAGAATAGCGAATCTGATCGAAACTACCGAACTATGTTCATATGGTTGTGGATTAGTTGCCAAGTTTATTAATGGCTCAAATCGATTAATGTGCTCTAAAAGCTGTAATAGTTGCCCAGCAAACAGAAAGAAAAACAGTGAAGGTCTTAAAAAATGTGGAAGAGATTATGTTGAATCATATAAAAATCTTCCTCAAGAAAGTAAAGATAGAATGAACTGGGCAAAGGGTCTTACTAAGGACACAAGTCCTAGCATTGCTAGTGCATCTAAGAAACTAAGAGAAAGGCCGGGTGTAAGCAGACCTCACACGCAGGAGACAAAAGATCATTTATCTAAAGTTAGAACTGAGTGGTTGAAAAATCCATTGAATAGAAAAAATTTAGGTAGACAGAAACGTAGTTGGATGGAAATAACTTTTGAGAGCTATTTAAACGAGAATAACATCGAAGGATGGGACACTGAAATCCACTTCTGGAATAACGAAATACGTAAAAATTATTTTCCAGACTTTATTTTCGAAAGCAGAAAACTAATTATTGAATTAGATGGAACTCAACACAGAAAAACGGTTGAACAGGATGTAATAAGAGATAGATGGTTTAATGAACAAGGTTACAAAGTAATTAGAATTACACATACCGAATTTAAACAAAGATATTATTCGAAAAAAGGATTTTTAGATTTACTGGGACATTGAAGGGAATTGGTATACCTCTTTCGCTTAGAACGAAAGGCTTCTCGGTTCGACTCCGAGGTGTCCTACCACCATATTTGCCTCTCAGGGCACCATACAAGTGAGATTAAAATGTCAGAACCAGAAATAGACCCAAATGACCCACCTGAGCCGTTCGCTCAAACCAGAATCAACATATGTCGCAGTTGCGAACACTATGTGCTCATGGTTTGTAAAAAGTGTGGTTGTTTTATGCCGGCCAAAACTAGAATTCGCAGTGCTCGATGTCCTGTAGGCAAATGGCAACCTGTGGTAGAAACTAACTAAAGGAAAATTCATGGCACGATCTGCCCGAACTTATCAAGCATCAACAGAAAACACCAACAGCAATTACGTGGTGTTGACCAATGCCAATCTACAATTTCGAGGACAGCCCATTGCTATACGCCGTGACCTGGTAATCACTGTGTATCCCAACAATGAACTGCGTGACAGTGAGTCTGGCTCTGCCAATACTTTTGTGTTTTGTCCGCCGCATGGCACCTGGGAAGTCACAGAAACCTTTGAACAAGTCATGGACCTACTTGATGCAACTAGATCCTAAAGTGGTCTTAGACCTGGTGCAGAACATAGACTCAGAAGATCCTGTGGACTGGGGCATGCTTGAAGTCAATGAGCAAGCAGCCACGGAACTGGTTGTGTTGAATATTCTGGACCAGTATTCAGAATCGTGGTGCAAGTTGGCTGAACCTGATCGCAGTTATGCCATTGTGGCCATGGTTGCCAAGTTGGTGTTGGAAAACTTTGCACTAAACTTGAAATTGATCAATCGTGAAACCTAAATTTGTCAAGCTCTACAGTGATATAGCCCAGCGAGTCGCTGAACTAAGTTCGGCTCGTAGACTACAGGTTGGTGCTATCATTGTGCGTGATGATCGTATTGTCAGCCTAGGCTATAACGGAACGCCAGCTGGTTGGGACAACAATTGTGAATTCGAACACCCAGATGGCTCTCTCAAAACCAAACCTGAGGTATTGCATGCTGAAATGAATGCCTTGATGAAGTTGGCTCGTAGCCATGAAAGTGGCAATGGTGCTGATTTGTTTATTACCCACAGTCCTTGTATGGAATGTGCCAAAGGCATTTACCAAGCTGGTATTAATCGTGTATACTATGGTACACAGTACAGATCAAGTCAAGGCATTGATTTTCTCAAACAATGCATGATTGAAGTAATTCATACCGGAGAATAACATGGCACGTTGGCAAATCACTAATAGGCATAAAAAGTCAGCAGTAGAACGTCAGTTTTGGCATCGAGAGGATCGTGAATTCATCAAAGAAGAAGGTTATCGCTGGGGTATTTGGGAATGTGAAAGCGACGAACGTCCTGACATTGACCTAGACAATCCCGATGGTTACGAGCTCACAGTCACAGACTATGACTGGGAAATGCAGGAAATGACCGACGGTTCATGGGTCGACTGGCGCTTCGACATCAGCTTTGACGAAGAAGAACAAGAACAAATTCAAGCTCTTTGGGATGAAGAATATTTTGAAGGTCTAGAGAACCAAGGTTGGTTTGTGGATGAAACTGAACAGTGGATCTTTGGACCAATTACTTTGCGAAACCTTGACACCGGGGAAGAGTGGCATGGCAGTGAATAAGACTGCAGAACTGGCCTTTCAAGTAGTGTATGATAGATTGGCCATTGAGTGTGATAATGTGATACCACGTGATGTCATGCATGAAGCGGTATACACAGACATAGTAGAACGCTGTGCCATGATAGCTACGGCACATAGTCCCGGTCATGAGGACATTGGAGAAATTATCCGAAAGACCATGGGTTTAAAATAAGTTGACACGGAAACAAAATATAAGTATAATACAAGCTAGGCCCTGTTAGTTAAATGGTATAACGGTTGATTTGTAATCATCAATTAGCAGTTCGATTCTGTTACGGGGCACCAAATATCGCGGAAGTAGCTCAATTGGTAGAGCACTTGCCTTCCAAGCAAGATGTTGCGAGTTCGAGACTCGTCTTCCGCTCCATATAACCAAGGACACAATGAAACCATTACCAAATAACCTAGACATGCAACGGTGCATGGAAAAGGCCGGCAACAAGTTTGATTTAATTTTAATAGCTGCTGCTCGTGCCAGAGAACTAGCACGTGGTTCACGTAGCTACATCATTGGTGGTCACAAGAACACAGTGTTGGCTCTCGAAGAAATACAAGAGGGTCATGTAGGCCGTGAAATGCTTAGAAAGGTACACAGTAAAAAGCGGTAAATAAGTGTAATTCTCTGGAATTACACAATGACCATACAAAGAATGCCAGGCTCGGCAATCACACCGGGCACAATCACTATTACTCAACTTGAGTCCAATGTAGCCACAGTGGTCAGCACTGGCGGCGGACCCAAGATCACCAACATACAAGTCACTGACAATGCCTACACTGTATTAGATGATACTGCTGTAGACATCACCGGTGGCTATATAACGATCACTGGCACTGGCTTTGTCACAGGGTGTTCGGTCATAGTAGGGCAGCTTCCAGCCGCTTCTGTGACTTTTATAAGTTCCACAGAAGTTAGGGCACAGTTGTCAGCTCAATCAGCTGGCACCTATATAGTATATTTGGTAAATCCCGATGGTGGTGTGGGCATTCGTGTAAATGGTGTTACCCATAGTGCCAGTCCTGCTTGGCAGACTGCCAGTGGGCTCCCTGAACAATACGATGGTGTGGCCATTAATTTAAGTTTAGTGGCCACAGATGCTACTAGTTATACTATAACATCAGGATCATTGCCTCCAGGATTGTCATTGAATTCAAATACCGGCGTAATATCAGGCACTGTTTCTGGTGTCGCTAATGATACACTGTATACCTTTACTGTACGTGCTACTGATGCACAATTGCAGGATTCGCCGCGTACATTTACTGTAACTATCACAGTCAGTGACGCTTACTTCAAGTTGACTACACTATTATTGTCAGGGTCTGCCGTATCAGCTAACACAGTGGTGAGAGATAGTAGTACTAATAATTTTAATTTGACCGTAGCGGGTGATGCTCGTGCTAGTAATTTTACTCCATATGGAACTGGATGGAGTAATTATTTTGACGGATCTAACGATTACTTAAACATTGCCTCAAACGCAGCTTTTGATTGTGGAACAGGAAATTGGACCATTGAAGCTTGGGTTTATATTTTAAGTGAAAATAACGCTTATCCAATTATTTGTGGAAATAAAACTGCTACTTATTCAGCTGGAGCTCTCGCTTTTGGTAATCATAACACAGATCAAGCTAGCTATAATAATAGATTTATTATAACAGGTTTTGACAGTAGCTTGAGGTTTGCAGATCCTACCACACACCCACTTAATGCTTGGATTCATATCGCTGTTGTGAGAGACAGTGCCACGACATTGAAGATGTTTAGAGACGGTATTCAAGTAGCCTCAACAACAATTGCTTCTGGTTATACATTTAACTGGGGACAGAGTGGTTTTGTTGTAGGTGGAGGCAACTGGGATGGTTCTAATAGATCTGAAATACATGGATACATTTCCAACCTCCGTGTAGTAAAAGGCACAGCAGTTTACACCGCTAACTTTACTCCAGCCACTACCAATCTTACCGCAGTGGCTAATACTAGTTTATTAACCTGTCATGTCAACAGTTTCCGGGATGGCAGTACCAATAACTTCACCATCACTCGCAATGGTGATGCAAAGATAGTAAGTTTCAATCCATTCAACATCACCAACACCGGTGTCAATGGTAGCGCATATTTTGATGGTACTGGGGATTATCTAAGTACGTCTGCTAATACTGCTTTTGCTATGGGCACTGGAGATTTTACAGTTGAATTTTGGTATTATCCTGTAACTTACGGTAGTTCGCAGAATATTATTTCTCATCAGTATACTACGGGCTTTGCTATTGGAACACAAACATCTGGGACTGAGTTTTATATTGCAGGTTCATTTATTTCAACAGCTACCAGACCAACTCTTGGCATGTGGAACCATGTAGTTTGCCAACGAGCATCAGGAACAGCTTCAATATATTTTAATGGTACAAGAGTTCAAACAGGGTCGTTAACTGGATCTGCAACTTCAACTACCGCATTAGTCATTGGAGCCGCAGTTCATAATCTCCCCAATGAAGCATCAAATGGGTATTTGTCTGACATAAGAATTGTTAAGGGCTCTGCTGTGTATTCAGGAGTAACTATTACACCACCTGCTGCACCGCTATCAGCCATAGCTAATACCTCCCTCTTAACCTGTCAGTATGATCAACCTCACAACAACCACACCTTCCTAGATTCTAGCTCAAATCAATTCCTAATAACACGATCGGGCAACGCCAGCCAAGGTACATTCTCACCGTTCAGTCAGGTAGGGTGGAGTAATTATTTTGCCACCGTTGGGAATTATTTGTTAGGTAATAGCAGCACTTTAGGTGGAGCCAGTGTTTCTACTTTTACTATAGATGGTTGGGTGTACCCGACAAGTTTCGGCTCAGGCTCGGATTTAAAAATAATTGGAGATGTAACACCTGGTACCTTTTCTGACTATATATCAATATCGTTGACATCAACGGGTCAAATAAAACTTCATTGGTATGATGGCGGAACAAAGACATGCACTACAAATAGTACAGTTTCTTTGAATAGCTGGGGTTATTTTGCTGTTGTTGTTTCTAGTAACGCAATAAGCATTTACATTAATAGTTCGTCCGCTAGCTCTGTAACAGGCACAACAACATTAACGGCAAGAGCCGGAACCCTTGACTGCTGTATAGCCCAATTTAATGGTGTCGCTTTTCCTGGCTATCTTTCAAATATTCGAGTATCTACTGTTGCAAGGACAATTTCAGTTCCAACACTTCCATTTGTATCGGATGCTAATACTAGGTTTTTGACTTGCCAGAGCAATAGATTTGTTAATAATGGTGCTGCTGGTATTACCGTCACCCCTAACGGTTCCCCCTCCGTAGTTGCCTTCTCACCCTTCGCTGCCACCGCAGTATATTCACCTGTGACACACGGTGGATCGGTATATGTTAATGCAACTTCAACATATCTTGCTTTACCAGCTAGTACACCATTGGTCAATATAGCAGATTGGACTGTGGATTTTTGGATGTATCCAACTAGTTATGTAAATGCCCAAGGGATCTTCGGAGCCAGCAATGGTGGTGGAGCATCGTTAAAAATTGCTTTTCAAATCAATGGATCAAGTATAACTTTATTCAAAACTGGAACGGGAATTATAAGTATTAGTCAACCTCCACTGAATCAATGGACTCATCTTTCGGTTGTGCGAAGTTCTAGCACTGGTCTAGCTTATATATTTGTCAATGGAGTATTAGGTACTAGTGGATCTTTTGGTAGTGAAGCAGTAACAAGTAATTTCCAATTATTTACAAATGGCGAAGGTGCAACTTCTGGTATGTACGGTTACTTGTCATCGTTTAGAGTGTCTAACATTGCTAGACAAGTAACTGCTTTTACAGTTCCTACTCAACCATATCAAGCAGATACAAATACAATCTTACTAACGAATTTCACCGACTCAGCCATCCTAGACAGCACCGGGCGTAATGCTATAGAGACTGCAGGTGATGCTAAATCTAGCAGTGTAGTCACCAAGTTCACTGGTGGATCGATTTCATTTGATGGAACTAGTGATTATTTGGACACGGCGGGAAGTTCTGTCAATGCACTTGGTTCGGGGGATTGGACAATTGAGTTTTGGCTTTACTTAAACTCGTTGTCTGGAACGAATATTATTGACTATCGCAGCGCTTCAGTTTTAAGCAATACATTAACCGTTAATTACAGCAGTGGTATGCAGGTATATGTAAATAATTCAACTACTGCTATTCAAGGAAGCGCTTTATCTACAAGCACTTGGTATCACATTGCCGTTTCTAAATCCGGCAGTTCAACCAAAATGTTTATCAACGGTACACAAGCTGGAAGCACATATACAGATACAAACAATTATGCTATTGGTGCAAATAGACCAAGAATAGGATCCGGAGGAGATTCGCCATCAAATCATTTGAACGGCTACCTTTCTGATATACGCATCACAAAGGGATACGCACGATACACCGCAAACTTTACCGCACCTACTGGACCAGCTAGGTTGAAATAACAACCAAAATCCTGTATAATCACACCGGCAGTATCGGTGTTAAATACCTATGACTGTATTCGAAACAAGGAGTAATCATGACAGTTCTAGCCTTAGACATCTCAGGAGTTCCTAGACAATGGATCTCAGCTGACGATGCCATAACCTATCACGCCAAATCAGCAGTGGCCTGGAGCCTAGGCGAAATCGTGGCTCGCTATCATGGTGGCTACCAAGAAGATGGTACACAAAGCTACTTGGAAACACCTAGCATAATTGCTATCCGTGGCCACGGCTTTAATCCACAGAAACATGCCAAAGTTGGTATCTCAAACCGTACCTTGTTTGGGCGTGACCGTAATATCTGCGCTTACTGTGGTAAATTATTCCCAAATTTCCGTGATCTCAGCCGTGACCATATTGTTCCACGCAGTCGAGGTGGCCAAAACACCTATCGTAATTTGGTTACCAGCTGTCGCAAATGTAACGCAAGAAAGGGTGATAGACTGTTACATGAAGTAGGTATGGAATTGATCTACCTTCCCTATGAACCGTGCCACTATGAAAATCTAATTTTACAGAGCAGAACCATACTAGCCGATCAAATGGACTACTTGATGGCTGGTTTACCTCGAAACAGTAGAGTTCTGCGCCATCTGCGTGAACAGAATAAATACTCGTAAGGGAGACGAATCATGGGTATTAGATGGGTAAATGTGGTCAGACGTGCCAGTGTCAACGACGAGTTTTATCTTACTGTGCCACATCGTGTGGCAGGATTAACCGAGCACGTGGTCACAAACTATAGAAATACCGGACTAATAACCAAGAATTCATATTCGGAGAGCCCAGATCGATTGACCAGGGTCACTGTGATAGAGTTTGCAGATCAAGCTGCCTATGACCAATATCATGCCGACCCTGTGATACAAAGCTACAAGCAGCACAGATCATCATGGTTCGCAGCCAATCCTGCCTGTGTCAATGTTGCGGAAATCACAGAAAGCACCGATCAAGCCTGCAATGTAGTTCAATACTTTCTACATGGACTAGTGTAATGGCCGCCAATGGTATCAGCACACTGGCTTCAAAACAGGCACGCCAAGTGGCCAAACTCAACGCAGCCCAAACTCGTAGACGAGCCGGTGGCGACACCACCAAACCATATTACCGAGCCAGAAACACCTACGATATTAACCTGCTACCCACCAAATATTCGGGCAATGTAGTAGTAGATAATGCAGGATCTTTGGTACAAAGCCGACCCTGGACCTAACCGTTTTGCTACACCAGCCCTGTCATTGACAGGGCTTTTTCTTTTGTGTATAATCAACAAGCCCACTGTACTTGGAGATTTTGATGAATCAACATGATCGAGATAATCTAACATTTCTACTCACTGCCAGCTCAGAAACGCTAAGAGCTTGGTATGATCTATGCAGCAATGATGACCTGATATATGCTAGTCAACTGCTTGATCGGTATCAAACCCAACTAGAAGATGCCATCATTGCTGACCAAATTGAACAACAAATCGCAGCCATGCCTGTGTTGACAGCGGCACAAGCAGTGATCTCAGCTGTTAGAGGCTAACCCATGAAACTGAAAACTCTAGTAGCGGCCATGGCCCTGGCCTTTGCTAATGTACATGGTCAAACCACGGAAACTCGAGCCACTGCTAGTTACTTGTCACAAGGTGGTGTTGCTCAAGCCTGGGCACGTGGCATCACTGGTCGCGGTGCTGTGATAGGCATAGTAGACAATGGTTTTGATCTTACCAACACAGATCTCGTGGGCAAAGTCATAGCCGCACAGAACTTTTATGGGTCAACAGTGACCTGGGGCACACATGGTACCATGATGGCCAGTATAGCTGCTGGTGCAGCCAATGGCTCAGGCACTGTGGGTGTGGCACCCGACGCTAAACTACTGTTGGCACAAGCAGGACCCGGCGGTGCCAACACTGCTATCAATGCTAGGTCAGTGGCCAGTGCCCTAGACTGGCTCAGCAGCTCAGGCGCTACTGTGATCAATCTCAGCATGGGTGCTGCTTATTCACCTACATTTATTAATTCGGTCAAGTTAAATACCAGAACCGGCATTTACTCAACCACGCTGCCAACCATGGATGCCAGCATTGCTGATTATCAAACAGCGGCCAGACGTGGTAGTGTGATTGTGGCCAGTGCCGGTAACCAAGGCCTAAGCTATGTACAAATGCCAGCTATATTTGCCAGCCAAACCAACACCAACAATCAGCTGATGTTGGGTGGGCGCATGATCATAGTAGGCAGTGTTGATGCCAACAATGCCATGGCCAGCTACAGCAATCGTGCAGGACATCTTTGTCAACGTCCTACGGGAACTGCCTGTGCAGACACTTATCTCACACAAAACTTTTATGTGGTAGCACCTGGTAATAATCTATATGCTGCTGTGCCCAATCAGCTGGGTCAACGCGGCGCAGTGGCTACAACATCGGGCACCAGTGGATCAGCTGCTTATGTGTCTGGTGGCATTGCACTGATGCGTCAAGCATGGCCGCAACTAAAAGCAGAACAGTTGGTTAACTTGGTACTAACCACTGCACGTGATCTAGGCTCACCGGGCGCAGATGCCATATACGGACGTGGCCTGGTTGACTTTGCAGCGGCTACTAGACCACAAGGTCAGCTGATTGTAGCACAGCGCAATACTTCACTGTCAGGTAGCACAGTCACTGGTGCCGCATTAACTGGCACTGTGGCACTATTTCCTCTGAGCATTGTAAGAGATCTACGCAGTGACAGTGTGTTACAACGTACACAGGTCATTGATCAGGTGGGTAGAAATTACACAGCTGATCTTGGACAGGCCTTGCTAGGACGCAGCTCAGCTAACCATAATCCCGAAAGTCCTTGGTTGGGCATGAACTCGTATCGCAGAGTCAGCATGCCTGTGTCGGAATCAATGGCCATGGATGTGCTCAGCACACAGGATGGTGTAGCTCTCCAAACTCAACATCAAAACTTTAGTGTACAGGTTGGCACTGTGTCAGAAAAATCTGGATTCTTGGGTAATTATGGCACAGGAGCCATGGCTCTGGGTTCAAGTGCAACCAATTGGCTACAGTTTGGTCTAAATAAATCCATTATGCCAGACGTCGACTTTATAGCAAACTATGCTCAAGCCGTGACTCATGCTCAAAATGCCAGTGACAGCATGATCACAGTGGATCCAGTGATTCAAAGTCGTAGCTGGCGTGCTGGCCTACGCTATCAAGACTTTACTGTGTCATATGGTATTCCTGTTTCTGTAACTCGTGGTCGAGCTAGTATAACTGCGGTAACTGGCTATGACTATTTGGGCACAGAAGATGCTGTGCAGGCTGTGCCCATTGTTGAAACCAAAACCATGGACCTAAAATTACCTGTACAAGAATACAATATTAGTGTAAACTATGCACGTTGGATCACTAAAACCAGCAGACTACAGGTTAATTATGTACATAGACTCAACACCGGCGGTATATCGGGCTTGACAGCAGATTCATTGGGAGTTAACTTTACATGGATACAATGACCAGGGAAGAATTAAACCAGCACTTGTACGCTCTGGTAGGCTCAGAAAGTCTAGTTAAACAATGGTGGATGACTCCTAATCGTAACTGGCAAGGTCGCGAACCTGAGGAGATTTGGGCTCGCAATCCTGATGAAGTCATTAAATACGTAATGAGATTTTGCTACGGTGACTATTCCTAAAGGGCGTTTTGTAGTATTTGATCGCGTGTATGGTATTCACCGCGGCGTAGTTATTACAGACTTTGCTTGGTGGATTGGTAATGAAGATCTAGTGCGTGAGTGGTGCCTAGATAATCGCATACGCACACAACAACAGGGCATGGTCATACAATTTGATGATGATGAATCATTTACGATGTTTATTCTACGCTGGAGTTAGACTTGGACAAATATCGATACTGGAGTATGCTACGAGGAGCCTATCAAGATTACCATAGGGCTCAAGAAGGAACTAAGATACGCTTGTCCATGCAGGCTCAAGAAGGCACTAAGATACGCTTACCCATGCACAAGGATTTTGTTTCTTGGATGTTGGAGCAATGGGGCATCAAAGTACACACAGATCCTCTTGGATATACAGAATACTTTGATATTGCAGACGAACACAAATACTTACTATTCGAGTTGAAATATGCAGGCCATAAAGATACCTAAAGAACGACTTCATCTCAAACAGGAGATGATTGCGTGGTGCTTGGCAAATGTGGGACCAGGCGGCACAAGATTACCAGATTACACTCAACAGGGTGACTATTGGGGTGTAGACCAGTATAATAGTGGTACATTTTTCTTTTTTGTGGTACCTGAAGATGGCACACTATTCGCACTCCGCTGGCTCTAAACACATCAAGACCAAGCCTTACTCATGCTACAGAAGTCTCTATATAATCATAAGTGGCAATACAACGGTCGAGCACCCATGGATGAAATTCGTGACTGGTGTCGGCAGAACATCAAAGGTCATAGTTATCTAGGTTGGGAAACTATTTGGTTCGCTCGTGAGCAGGACTATGTGTTGTTCCTATTGAGGTGGTCGTGAGAATGTTAAAGAAAGAATCGTGGCCCTATAGGATTGTGATCAACGATGATGAACACAGCAATAATATCGAGCAAGTGGAGCGTTGGCTAGGCGAGCATGTAGGTGCTTTTAGGCAACGCTGGAATGCGGTATATCTATTTGATGAAACACATTTTTATTTTGTTTCAGATCAGGATGCTGCGATGTTTGCCTTGAGGTGGGCATGATTGGATTTTATTTAGCCGGCGAACTAAGACATTGTCCTAGGCATTGGCAAAATTTTATATACTCAAATCGAAACATCAAAGGTGTATCCATCAAAAGACTCAACCGACTACTAGAGCCATATGGAGCAAGGTATGTTCCAGCCAACTCGGCGGAACCTGATGCTGTTATCTTTGAACAAGAAGTTGGGCTAACTTTGTTTTATTTGAGGTGGTCATGAGTAAGCGAGATTGGTGTACGATTCCAGTGCGGGTACCATATCGTAGCACAGGTCAATGGCGTGATCTGCGTCTATGGCTGATAGAAAATGTCCATGACATGGACTATGATGCTGCTGGTGTAGATTTACAGGATTATGATCGGAGAGTCGTTTATTTTGCTAGGTCACGAGATGCTGTCATGTTTGCCTTGAGGTGGTCATGAAAGATTGTATTAGGGATTTTGTAGAATCTTGGCGACCCTATGATGGACCGAGAAGCCTTACAATTCCTGTTTGGAGTACAAGATTTCGAGATGCTGGATATTATAGTGTGCCCTTGACCGATAATAATCTCATACACCATTGGCAGCATGTTCATCGATGGTGTGAGCACGAGTTTGGCGAGAGACACTATACCTGGACTGGAAATATTTTTTGGTTTGAAACCGAGGAGGCAGCAGCATGGTTCGCTCTACGCTGGCAGTAGAAAATTGGGTGGATTTGCCTGTGCCTGTGGCATTTGCTGGCCCCAAAAACAGATATGAGCCACTGGAATGGGCCAAGCAACATTGCCCCAGTTATATCACCAATGATGCTGTTCAAAAGCATGGTGAGTATTACTATCGTTTCTACTTTGGTCGTGAACAAGATCGCATGTGGTTCGCCCTAAAATGGCTTTGACAGTTCCAGGTAAACCATATACAATAGCAGTAGATCCTGCTGCCAATATCACAGAAGAATCTGAGTTATTTGACTGGGTTCAATTAAATATTGGTAAGTATGGCCTAGAATGGGAAGTTTCATATGATCACGATATCGACCGCACAGTGTATTATTTTCCAACTGAACAGCAGGCCTTGTTATTTGCACTAAGGTGGGCACAATGACTCAACGATATCCTATTTGTGATCAAGACACTGGGCGTTTCTTCCCTTGGTGGAAAAACTTTGTACAGTCACTGGGCAACTTCGACTTGGGTTCTTCGGACTTTGTATTTGAACGAGATCGTGTATTAAGGTCGGTGGATGCCAGATTTGTACTAGATTGGTCTGACGATGCCAAGGCTTTTGAGCGAGCAGTAGAGTTTGAGGATGCCAACGCTGGCCTTATGTTTATATTAAAATGGAGTTGACAGTAGCATCAGTAAGTTGTCCCCCAGGACAACAAGGATGGACACCTTGCATAGAATGGTGCCAGCAACAATGGGGCGATTCAGATTGTTGGCGTTTTGTGGGCGAGGGAGTATTTGAATTTCGCCGCCAAGAGGATTTCATGTTATTTTTATTGAAATGGAGCTAATATGTACAAGTATCAATTATGGGTGAAGATAAACGAATACCAAACTGCTAATACCGTTGTGTACGCAGAAAATGATTATGCCGCCAAATTACTAGGTGAGTCACAGTATGGCACAGGCAATGTACTTAACTATACTCGCTTGCCTGATCCGCCACAAGAAAATTCAAACTGGTAATGGCCTGGCATAGAATAACAAGGACGGGCAAGTACCACTGGCTACAGTGTGGCATGTTTGCGGACTCAAAGCCAATGGAATTCAAATTGATCACTGAGTCTGATCTAGATCAAGTTGGAGCGTGGTGTCAGGATAACAACTGTGGACAGCGTATGAGTTTCGATCAATTTAGATTTCGCACTGAAGCCGAAGTCACTGCGTTTCTGCTGCGTTGGGGTTAACCATGTCTAGGTTTGATGAAATTGATGTCAACAAATATTATCCTAGACCGCACTTGGTCAAGCTCGATGGTAGATATCGCGGTCATGGGCATTTTCGCTGGATGATGGACTGTGGTGCTAATCGTCTGGCGTTTCTCAAGATACGCGAGTGGTGTACTGAGGCATGGGGACTTAGTGAGGAACTAGATTTATGGGAGCATCTCTGGTATGGCGTCAGCGATGACACCAGGCACCTAGCCAATCCGCACTGGGCTTGGTTATTTGACACCAATTACCCAGTTAAGTGTAAAATATACATACGAGATGATGATGAACTAGCTTGGTATAAATTAAAATGGACATAGCCACACGACAGCAATTTGTGGAGTACTGGAATCGAGTCAAGCCGGGGTTAGGCGACGATAGCAGCGAGTTATGGGTACATGAACGCGAGTTCAAGTATCGTTCAGAGTGGTTTATTGCCGTTGAACCTTTGGTCTGGGCCGATCCTGAATCATTTTGGGAATGGTGTGATGAGAATTTATCAGGCACATGCGGTTGCTACAGCAGTGATGATGAAAATAAGATTGAGTGGTGGGGTTTCTCCAACAGGGATGATGTCATAATATGGGCTCTAAAATGGTGCGATGGCAACGCCGTTTGATGTTTCGATTCTGTAAGAAAACCATGATCATGGTGCGTTGGCCAATTGGTGCCGTCATGGTAGAAGACGATCATGCGAAGTGGGATTCCGGCCTGGGCACAGTACGACAAGAAATCTACAGTGCCGATCCCAACGATCACTATCGCCCTGAACTAGAACGACTAGTGGGCGAACAGGGCCTAGATTGGCAGTGGCATTATCCCGTTGACAACATGGCCGACACACACATAGGCATAGAATTTGCTCCATGGCGTGAATCCTGGGCCAGTTATTTTGCTATGAAATGGAACTAATATGAAATGTTTACCTAAATACACACATAAAATTACCGAAGTTCGCATACCTGTTCGCCATGATCCTGTTCGGGATTGGTCTAGTTATCGCGAAATCTCACACTCCACTCAGGACCTGCGGCATGAACCTGGCTTGGAACTCTTAATGACTCATAGCAAAGCCCAGTTATTGGACAATCATCTACGCGAATTAAACCACTATCAACATGAACGCTACATGAACCAGATTGAAATAAGCAGAGAACTTGACCTCAGACTGCGTGTTCCTGCTGTGGCAGCAGCCTGGGATCATTATCAACTCATGCTGAAATTGGCTCAATAATAAATATAGGATGCGAGCACGAGAATTTACAGAAGCACTTGACCAACCCTATTACCTACATTGGGAACACAGCACAGACGGTGATGTAAGTGCTGTAGCAGAATTACCTGCCAATGAAGGGCACATACACATTTTGTTTGAACCCTATCGAGATAACAAAGATGGTTCGGTAGCTTGGGGAGTAGAGTTTTGGCGAAATGACAGCCAGGACATCACCGGCGAGGGCGATGAATTCCGTGTGTTTGCCACTGTGTTACAGGCCGTATCTGAGTTTGTAGCAAAATATAAGCCCATGAATTTGTCTTTTACAGCAACTAAAAAAGTTGACCAAGGACAAAAATCACTGAGTCGTGCTAATTTATATGATAGATTAGTTCAGCGTTATGCTCGGGCATCGGGATACCGAGCATTTAGGGCCGATGCTGGTAATAATGTTCACTATGAATTGGTTAAAATAAACAAAGGTGTGGCGGAAGGTGCCATGAAAGATCTTGACATTGATATCCAAGATCAACAATGGGACGCCGTAGTAGGCTATGTCGTCAACGGTGTGAAAAAAGGCATGGACACAGACCGTATGGAATTGTCTCTGTACAAATGGGCCAGTCGAGAATTAGTTGATGTTGAACAAGCATTAGAAGATCATGGATTCCGCGACATAGCAGATTTAGCTGATCACATAGAGCAACACAATGGCAGATATGTACCGCCCAGTGACTTTGGGCTAGGCAATTTGGGCAGCAAATCCGCATAAAAATCCAAATTTGGATGTTGTTTTCCCACAACACATCTCAATAACCCGCCAGTTGTGCGGGTTATTCATTTGTGCTATACTATGATCATAGTAGCAAACAGGGACGAACAGACAAATTGCTCCGGCAGATGATCCCTGTAACAGGGACGAACAGACAAATTGCTTCAGCAGATGATCCCTGTGCTGCTACTTTGCTACCCAGGAGTTTGAAATGACTGTACAAGATTTACCCAAACTAGAAATCACTCTAAGTCTGTTATATCAGGCTATCCATAATCTATGCGAAATTGATGGCACCTTAAAGATCACCAATCACTTGGTAAATGGTTGCCAACTCTTGGAAAAACAGGTCATTGTTTTGGAGCGTGTGGCAGAAAAACAACAATGGCCCTAGACTTGACAGGGTCGCCCATTTTTGCTACAATAGTGGTACAGTAAACAACACGGAGCAGTTGAAATGGCAAAATTGTTGATCACTACGCAAGTTTACGAAAACTATGGTAGCTTACATCAACCCCGTTGGAAACCCAAAGGAGGCAGTGATTATGTCATTAAAAACTTCCGCCTATTCGACTCCGTACGCGATGTGGTCGAACAGGTCCGTGGTGACATCGAAGCCGATCACCCCTACTATAGCGAGCATGTCATCTCATGGTCAGTGGTTGAGGACGACTACCTCACCCAGGACGAGCGTAATCAGCTCGAATTCGACGGTAGGATCACTTATCCGGCACAAGAGTTGGATATAGCCTAAGGAGCGATATATGGAAATTACCCGAATCATTCAGTATTTCACCGAAGTTGGCGAAGCAGGGTTTGACAGAGAAGCAAGTCAAGGCAACGGAGCCTACTATGTCAAGCTCTACGATGACAGCTACGATGCCACCGGATTCGACACTTTGGACGAGGCTATTGAGGAACTGCGTTACATTACAGAATAACCCGACAGGTTGACAGGTCTTTGAAGTCATAGTATACTATGGTTATAGTGAACAACAAGGAGCAGACGATGAACGAACTAATTCGTAAACTATCCGAACAGGCACAAGACTGGGCCGATGCTCATGCACCATATGCCAGTGAAGAACATGAATACTTTGCTGAAAAGTTCGCCCAGTTGATTGTTCGGGAATGTATTGTAGATTTTTACAGGAATTACTTGGACACCACTAGCGATGACGATATCACCGAGCAGGTTGACAGATATGTAAAACAAAATTTCGGAGTTGGATCCTGAGTACCGCCCCCGATTATCGTATCATCAGTTGGTTTGACATCGATCTAGCACACTGGCGTGTACAGTTGGTTTCTGCGGATACCATTGTAGAAGAACACCATGCCAGGACCATGGTCGAAGTATATGAACTGACAAGAGCACTGCATAACAAGTACCGTTTACACCGTGCCAGATAGAACCACAGGAGTCAGCGATGAGAGTTATACATGATTATGGTTTGGTTAGAGTCATCAGTCTTGGAGATCCCTTCAAGCTCAGTTATGACATCCAAGTTCAATGTCAGCGTGACGGTGAGTGGCATCTGTATCAAGGCTTTAATAGCCTAAGCGACGATTCGGCTTACACTAATGCTAGAGAAGCCGCTGGTCATGCCATACGAGAACGAGCTGCGGAAATAGCCGGAGCCCATGATCGTGGATAGTCTAGAACGCCAGGCTCGCTGTTACGCCGTTAAGAAAATTCTAGTCTTATTCAGCACAATATCTATCTTTGTTGTCGTAGGCTATATTGATCTATTTTGGTTGTTCGGTTTAGTGGCTGCGATGTTTGTTGTTATGGTAGCAGGTGCCTTATATAATGATGCCTATTATACCAAACTTGTAGAGTTAGAGGTGCAGAAATATGACGCCAAGGATTAGAGAACTTGTTCAACAGAGTCGTATTGATGTCTATGGTTTGGGCCGGGATCATGCCACTTGGGAGGCTGCTGTCGATAGATTCGCTCAATCTCTCATACAAGAATGTCTCTTAGCACTTGAACCCGATCCCATGGCTGCTGAGATAGACTATGCTGTAGAAGAAAAGTTCTATCGTCGCAGTGCTAGAAAAATTCAACAACATTTCGGAGTTCGAGAATGAACGAACGAATTCTTGAACTTGCTAGGCAAGTATGGCCCGATCCTAACATCAGCCATGTAAACCATATGAAGTTCGCCGAGTTGATTGTGAAAGAATGTATTGAGGTAGTTGAAGATAGTCAAGGCTATAATCAATATTTTCCTCATGTGACTGAAAATATTAAACAACATTTTGGAGTTGAATAATGGCTTATATTGTACGCGACAACGAAATTGTACCTATCGCTATCCCACAGGGTCGGCGTGTTAAAATCGGTTCCAACTATCGAGCACCACTACAGAACCATATTGCTACAGACCAACTCTGGGTACAGGATGTGTTTACATTCAGCCAAATTCCCTACTATGCTGTACGATTCCGATTTGAAAAGTACTTGGTACAAGCATCAACTTGGCTAGGCATCGTGGTAATGTTTGGCATGATTGGTAGATACTTACTAGGAGCACCCAACTAATGCCCAACCGAGACAATCAACAAGCCTTAGACAATCCCAGACCTGGTGACTATTGGCACGAGCGATTCAGTCCCTACTTTGTCGTAGTCAACCTAGAAGGGGATCAATTCCGTGTGCTGAGTTGTATGGGTGGTCCGCATCACTATCTGCGTAAACATGAACTCAATGCCAGAATTGAAATCGACCGGGATCATTGGGGTTTTGACTACAGCAAAAGCATGTTGGTAGATCGTGAGTGGATCCGACGGGCCGTGACCTATGGAAGTATTGATGGCTTTGCGGCAGATGTGGTAAGGACAGAAAAAACAGCGCTCATAGTAACAGAATGGCGTGACTGGTATCAACGCGATATGAGAAAAAAGATTGATGAACTAGAACAGCAGTGGGCCGATTTTACAGGTTGGTCTGCGTTGGCCGCACCGGAGAGGGTATAATGGACTGGTTTCAATTCAGTATATTTTTATTATTCATAAGTACTATTGGATTAGGTATCATACACGGCATTGAAAAGATTGCCAGAATCCTAGATCATCATTTTCATAGTAGCGAAGATCACAAATGAATTTTATACTTAGCGTAATAGGTGCTGCTATCTTAGTGGCACTTGGTTTTGTTATAGGCTTTTGGCTGCAGATTGCTATCACTCCCAAACTGCCCAATGGGTTCTATGAGTGTACCAACTGTGGGCCTAGTTTTGCTGAAACTCACCGCTGGTGGGCAGGCAAAAGAAAATGATTGGTTATAGTTACAGCATAGCGCAAGAAGCCGCATTTGATGCCAATGATACACATAGTCAACGCACTGGTGTCGAGTTTACCTATCCTTACTATTGCGAGTTGACAAAGTTATTTCGCGAGCGTACACTAACTGATGACCAATACTATGACTGGGAAGTCACTAGATTGAAATATGATATTAACCGCGGTAGATTGTGAAAATATTAAGTGAACAGCATGACATGAAAGTAGATCACGAACTCACACCCGAAGAGATGTATCGTGCTGTATATGACGGTACTATCGGTCTTAAGATGTTTAAGTCTTGGC